AGCCCTTGCTCTTAGGTCTGTACGCCACTTTGAAAGGTCTGCTGGCTTGGCAGTCCCGTTGTCTTGCTCTCTGATAACAATCCAATCAGTTTGCTCAAGATAGTTTGAAAGAGTAGAAGACACATGAGATTGCATTGCTTCTTTGATTTTAGCTACATCTCTTTCTTTTTTTGTTCTAGTTACAACAACCTTATCTTCTTGAACAGAGGGAGCAGATTCAGATGTAGAATAAAACATATTGTCTACCAAGCTACCTTCATATACATAAGGAACTATACCAATAGCTTTTCTTTCTGCATCTGTCCAAGCAGTTGTAAAAATAGATACTGGATATTGCACACCATTAATCGTTAAAGATTTAGGTGTAGAAAGAGTTTGTACTATTTTACCATCTTCAATTCTTGCCCACATTGTATTCTCCTATCTTCCGTAGATTGGTGGTAGTATTCCATTGCCGCCTATATCTGCCATAGCCATATATAGAATAATATTACCGTTACCATTAGGTGCGCTATCGCCAGTCAGTGGGCGAAAGCCTTCAGCTAATAAATCAATATCATAATCACTTCCACTCGCTGGTCCTCTTGCAGCTTCTGCATCTTCATCATTTGGAAAAAGAAACAGTTCAGCAGGGTTTGATGGTGATCTTGCTGTGTCAGTTATTACCCAGTCTCTGGCAACTGGAGCATTTTTAAAAATAACAAATCTTGGACGAAATCCCAAGTGAACATACGGAGGAACAGTAGAACTACCGTTACCTACATAGCTTCCTACTTTACATACACCCGGCACTGATCTAAAGGCGTACATTATAAACGGTTCTCCACTGGCATTTACTTCAGTACTTAGTCCTAATGTAATAACACTACTGGTTGGTTTTGTATCATTCCAAAGGGTAGTATCATCGTCCCAAACCGCATCAGATTCTAATCTGCCAAAATCTGTTTCTGGGTCGCTGGCAGAATACTCATGGTAGGTTAGCCATCCGCGTTCATCGTGACTGCTTTCTTTTGTAAAGAAGAACTCGGGCGCTCCGCTCATGCCATGTTTTATACTGTCTCCCGCATTTCCACCGCCTGTGTAAGAGATAATAGAAAACGAATCACTCGCACTGACGCGACCACTTGAATCAAGATTGCCTATGCTAGTTGCGCTTGCATCGTTAGACCATGCAGTGCTTGCTTGCCAACACCATGCTACAAAATTTTCAGTGTTATCGTTATATCCGTTGGCTCCACTTCCCAGAGAAAACGATCCAGTGCCAAAGGCAGTAAGGCCATTAGTGTCTGTGCTTTCTTCCGCAGTTGAGTCACTTGACAGTTCCTTTGTAGCCCCTCGTACAACGTCTACCAGCTTATGCTCATCATCTTGAGAACGATTTTTAAGCCACACCCAAGCTGGATCAATGTCAGTTGAAATTGATCTTACAGAGCCGTTACCCGTATATGTTACAGGTTGAAAATAATCTACGCCTTGATTTTCTGGTCCAGTTAGGTTTGCAGAACAAGGTGCTAAAAACCCAGATGGTACGGCATATTTAAAAAGCCCATGTCCATTTTCATCAGCGTTTGTTCCAGCAGTTTCATTCCCAGAGAAAGTTGGATTATCACCAAAGTTTATAACTCCAATATCACCCGACCTTTGCAAACCTATTACAAAGATATAATCTTGAACTGTTAGTTGGTCATCATGGTTATCAATATTTAGTGTAGTACTAGCTGTTGCAGAACCATTTCTCCATGTGCCGTCTTGCCCAATCCAAACTTTTCCAGTTGATGGTTCAAACGCCATCTGTTGAAACCCGCCAACTGCTACAGGCGTTAAACCCGAAACCGAAGCACTACCATTATCGTACATGGCATCTCGTTGAAAATATGCTGATTCACCCCCAGACCCATAAAAACCATTAGATTGATTAGCATTAAACTGTGGAACAACAATTCCGTTACCTAATCTGCCACCACTTGATCCACCAATAGAACCAGCTTCAACATAAAACTCCCAATAAATTTTAGGATCATCAGCTTGTATTACTTTATCAGAAACAAGTCCAAAAGCTGCTTGAGCAGCGCCGCTATATGTCATACGGTTACTACCATTTGACATAGAATAGCTTGCAGCAGTACTACCACTAGGTCTTCCAATTTCTGAAATTTTTGGATAAACATTACTAGGTGTATGTATTGACTGATTAACACTGCTCATGTTTTGAGGAGAGAAATCATTATTTTTTGAACTGATGTCGTTGCCCAAATCTGAACTAGCTGAAAAATCAAGACAGAAACTATTAGCACCAGCAGCACTGGCTAGAGCAGCAATCTCACTATCTTTCTTAGGAATAAACTGTGAACCGTTAGTGCCAAATGTAAATGTATCTAAAAAATCTGAAACAGCTACATCACCATTTTGTATAGAGTCTGCATCTAAAAAACATACTTGAGTCATATATGCATTCATGTAAACAGATGTTGTTCTTGAACGTCTACCAATTTCGTTAGCTTGGTTATTGTTCCAAAATGTTTCTCCGGCGCTTGACGGCCATGCTGCTGACCCAGTCGTTAGAGTTTGCTCACTTCCATTTATGTAGATTTTTAGCCTTGAGGTTTCAGCAGCATTGCTGTCAAAACTTACAATGCAATGATACCAACCAACATCTCTAAGCAACGCTGATGTTAACAGATTCATAGATGCATTATCATCTTGAACCATCAACTGTCCCGTTGCTTCAAAAGCAATGCGAAATTCATTAGTGCTAGTATTTGCAGAAAAAAACGCCATTTCTGTTGAAAATTTATTTAACTGAAACCACCATGCAAGTGTCCACCTAGTTCTATTACCAGCACTAGATGGAGTTTTAGTAAGGTAATCATCAGAACCATTCAACCAAATTGAATTACCAATTAAAGTTGAATCAAATGAAGCTTCACCACTAGCCATAAAAAATGATGCGGGAGATGTTACCATTTACGCAAAAGCCTTCTGTGGAGCGCCAAGTTGAATGCTGCCAGCAGCCTTTACAAAGTAAGGGACAACATCAACTGCACTCGCTGCTGTACTCAAAGTTATCCCGGCACCACCTGCTGTCTCATAGTCAGTTCCAAGAGACAAAGTCCGGGAGCCAGTCCCATCTTGAATGAAAACCATGATGCCAGACTGGCCAACAGCTTCTGTTGATGGGTTGGCAAGCGTCACATTCCCGGTAAGCGTCAAAACGAAATTTTGGCTGGTTTGAAAGTCTAGTGTTACACTGCCTGTGTTTGATGTGTCTGTAAGAGTCGCACCAACAGTTGCCTTGCCAAATGTTGTTACTTGGTTTTCGTCTATTGATATTGCTGGTGTTGTCCCAACAGCTGACCCCAAGCCAATAACAAGATCATCAGCACTGTCGTCAAGGCCAATATAATAATCCTGAGCATTGCCATCAAATACAATCTTTGTATCAACAGCTGCCCCATCACCAACTGTTACAGAGTCATCATCAAGCGTTAATATTGAGTTAGTTCCGACAGTGGAACCAACACCAATTACAAGTTTGTCGGCACTATCATCTAGGCCAACATAGAAATCTTTAGCATTGCCATCGTAAACAATCTTAGTATCAGCAGCTGCACCATCACCGACAGTTACTGAATCATCAGTCAAAGTGAGGATTGGATTTGTCCCAACTGTTGATCCTTCACCTATAATTAGAACATCTGCGCTGTCGTCCAATCCGACATAGAAATCTTTGGCATTGCCATCGTAAACTAATTTTGTGTCTGCAGCTGCACCATCGCCAATGGTCACAGAATCGTCATCTAAAGTAAGAATTGAGTTGGTCCCGACTGCCGATCCAACACCAACAACTAACTTGTCGGCGCTATCATCAAGACCCATGTAAAAGTCTTTGGCATTTCCGTCGTAAACAAGTTTGGTGTCTTCAGCAGTTCCATCGCCAATTGTTAAAGTTGATCCGAATATTGGTGCACTCAGAGCATTAACAACAGCAGCGCCAGAGCCAGCCCCATCGCAATAGACAACTGCAGACTTGCCATTCGCAACAGTAACATTCGCTCCACTTCCTTGGCTCAATATAAGAGAATAAGGACCGCTAGAGCCTGAGTCTGTGGTTGAGTTTATGATTATGAAGAAAGCACCTGCTGTGTTTGGGGCTATTGTTACTGTGCAATTTGAGTCCAGAGCACCCGTAAATTTAATAACACGGTACATGCCATCCTGAAGATTCTCGGTGCCGGAACCGGGGGAGGCTTCCCTGACAGTCAGAGTGTGCGTATCTGCATTTGTTGTTATGGCAACAGACTTATAAGACACAATCCGATCGATGATGTCAAAATTGTGATTTGTTGTTGTTCCCCAAGTTCCCGACTGATCACCAGTCGCCATTTTCTCAATGGAGAAGTTTGTTGTGTATGAACTAGCCATATCAGTCGATCCTTATAATAGCATTAGCTCCTGCTGCTGGGAAAACAATTTTAAAAGTTCCACCAGCGACTGTGAAATCACCACCAAAAGCTAACACTGCGATTGCTTTATCAGAGTTAGTGTCATTATATATTAAAGCACCATTCGCAGTAAAACTCGCTGAAGTCCAACTCGGATCATCAGCATCAAAGTAAGCAGTTGTCCCAGTTGTTGCAACTGTTTTACTCGTCAAAGCTACACCCCCAGCGGTATATCCTGTTCCAGATATCTCATTGCTGGTGCTATAAGCCGTTGTGCTGGCTCCTAAGCTGGCACTGCTCGTGTAAAGAGCAATTTTTATCGTGTCTGCTGCGAGATCGTGCTGCTCATCAAGGATCTCTGCCTTGAAAGATGTGCACATTGCTTGGCTGATTGCCATCATATACCTCCATCATATTCCGCAGCATAGTCTCGCAGCATCTCCTGCTGCATAAGCTGCAATGCTTCATCAAATTGTGATTTGTAAAGAGTTACTGTTTCCGGGGCTTTGAGAAAACCGCTAGCTTCATACAAACAGGCGCTAAGTAGTAGGTTCTCAGCATTGTTCCCAAGCCAACTCGTTGTGTTGGAAGAGGACAATCCAGTTGCTGGGGCAACAAACTCAACTTCGAAAGAATACCCGGAGTTTGGCGTTGGAGCGAGAGTTATTGTTGTTCCAGACGTTGATGCTGTGTCGGTGCTATAAAATGTTGGCTCACCAGTTGTGCTTGGATTCGGTGCAAAGTCTCTTAAATAAGAATCAACTCGGTGTTCAAGGAATTTTACATTGCTAGAAACTGTTATTGATACATTCCGGATAAGGCGTGCGTTTGCCACAACATAGGATGCTGTTCCATCAACGAGAGTTCCTGTGGAGCTTTGCCGGAAAGCTGGTAGGTTTGGCAATCTTTGGAATATCATATCTTCTGCTTGAGATATGATCGTATCTAAAGAATTTGAAAGTTCCGTAGAATCGTCTTCTAAGAAATTTTGTATGTTGGTTTTGAGAGTTGTGTAATTCATTTATTGCCCCCAAGAACCATTTCCAAAAGTCCCTGTTCCCCATGTCGGATTGTCGACATCCAAAGACTCTGTTCCAATAGCACCTGTTCCGGCGACGCCAGTCTCAGTTATGCTCAGTGTTAGGTTTGCACCATCTGTTTCGCCAAAGACACCAAGTTCACCTGTCCCAGCAACGCCAGTTTCAGTGATTGATGATTCAAAAGTCTCTGTTCCAATAGCACCTGTTCCGGCAACACCTGTCTCATCTATTGAAAGTTCAATATTAGAAATTGGCCCGGCAATACCTTGGTTGTGAACGGAAGAAACATTTATTTCAACTGGCGTCTCTATGGAGACTGTGCCAATCGAACCTTTTGCATTAAGGCGATTGGGCTTTTCATAATCTCTTGAATCCATAGATGGTTGGGTAAACCCATCTGCAGAAAGAGGGACATTTTGAAATCCAAACCAATTGTAGTTAACATAGAAAGAAACATTTTCTGGGTCTGAATCTGGCCTAGGACTATAAAGGGCAGTTGCATCAGTTATATTTTTTGGTGGTGTGAGCTGTGGGTGTTTCGGATCATAATCATCCGGGGAAACTCTCAGGCCATTCCACTCTGTTTTTAAATTTTTATAAGGCACACGGAATCCGCTGCGATCGCTTATCGCTAGAGACTTTCGCCCTTTTGCATAAACAGACATCAGTACAGATTCATCCCTGTTGGCCTTACTCGAAGATGAACATTTGAACCTTCTTCATCAGAGGCAAATTGAAAAGCTCTTTCATAAAGAGCCATTAGATCACCTGCTCGCTCCGGAGAGAACTTTACAGCTAGTTTGGCTGCAAGGCCAGCACACAAACAGTCTGTCCACCGATATGGAATGTCAGCATCTTGATTTGAGGCTGTTACATCCTCCGGTTGGAAAACTCCATAATATCTGATTGAATCGCTAGTGTTGTCCGGGACTTGCCAAACTGTCATTGTTGGTGTGTATTGACGATCTATCATGTATTGAGACGACACACCAGAATCAGTTTTATTTGGTATCTGATTGTACTCAGAGATTGATATGCGATTCATAACTTGATCTGTTGATGTAGACCCAGAAACTTTTCTGTAAACAACATCAATTATGTCAACAAGACCAGCATCAAGCGTGTATGTTGCCTGATCAGCAACAAGTGTTATCGTTTTGTATCCAACAGTCCAATAATTCCAGCCTCTATTGGACCACTCGGAAAAGAGCATATTGAGACTTCTTCTGGCACTTTTGGCATGACCACCTGTCCTTGTTTGGGTGTCAATGCCGCAACGCTCAAAAGCCTCGTCAATCAACTCTTCGATATTTGGCCTAAAAGCTACAGTGCCAGATGTTGCCATGCTAGTACTCTTTTATCATTCTCAAACAAATTTGATATGTGTCAGTTACAGCCCCAGCCCCAGTGGTTGTAAAAAATATGTCTCCAGTTGGACTAGAACCATAAGAGGTAGTTTTTGGAAGGCCACCAAAAATAGAGTAATCCTGATAGCCAGATTGATTCTCATCAAGATGAAGGATGATTACATCTGTGTCAGCATCAGCTTCAACTTGAACAGTCATTCCAAAAATCGTCCACCAAGCCTCAACAATACGAACTGCTGTGCAGCTTTCTCCATCTGCATTCTTGGCTAAAGTAGAAACATCTACTTTTTTGACACCATCTTCATTGCCAGTGTCCACATACTGATATTGAAATGCCATCACTATCTGACGGTCATTCTCAGAAAGAATTGTGGTAGTTGTTATGTCTGCCATATTTTAACTCCCGTTGTGAGGGGCAGATTGAATCTGCCCCTCATAGCGAATCAATTTTAACTGTCCGCGAATGGAGTTGCAATCGTACCAGAGCCGATTAAAACACCTTGAACTAAATATTCATTGTCAGCGAGAGCAGTGATTTCAACATAAGAGTTTTTGTCACCACCTTGAGTACCACCATTCATCGAAATAACATCATTCGAAGCTGCTGGCTGGAAAACTTTGTAGCTGCCATCATCAACACCGACAGCAAGAGATCCGACAAACTTATCCGTGCCATCTGTTTTAATGTCAAGGTCAGTTGCATCAGTTCCAATAAAAAACTTGTAAACAGCACCAAGATGGCTGTTTACATTCGGATCATCAGCACCAGCGGTCGAGCTGTTAGAATCTGCACTAATAGTCGGAAGAGTAACCGCACCATCTGCATCATTGATTTCAATGAGGCGACCTGCATGATCATCAAAAGTTAAAGTTGTCTCAGCAGTAATATTTACAACTGCATCAGGTCCGGCTGATATAAATCCGCGCCGGGATCGGACTGGTCCGGAAAAGGTTGTTTTAGCCATTTTAATCTCCTGTCGTGGCCAGTGTCTGCATTACGCAGTCAGGGTAAAACAATTTACTTCGATTCTATAAAAAAATCAATTTCCTATTCTTCTGAAGATTTTTTGCCTAAATTTTTCAAAAAGTCTTGAACTTGTATTCCAACAGCCCCAGAGACAAAAGAATATGACAAAGCCTCCTCAAGAGCCTCTGGTATTGTCTGAGCAACAGACTTTAATGGCCTTCCAACGCCAAGAACAGCAAGACCAACCTCATACGGATCTTCGTTGATTATTCCTCTTGAAACATCAAAAGCAGCTGCTGCAGGGGCAGCTGGTGTGAAATAAAGAGGAATTGTTCCATAGTCATTTATAGCTTGCAAACTTGCTGCCGCAGACTTAGATGCTTCATCAACCTCTTTTTGCGTCATTCCACCAAGGGCACCGATAGAAATAGGAACTTGCCCTAAATTTTTACCAAAATTTAATTCTGCTGGCTTTGCTTTAGGTGTTGCAACATGAACACCCATCTCGCGCAGACGTTGTGCTTGGGCTCTTCTCTGATCAAGAGAACGACCATCGTTTACCGGGAAGAGCTGATTTGCATCTTCTTTCCCGATATAATCATAATAAGCTTTTATTCTTGGATCAGCCATAAGGTTAGGGACCACCCGTTAAGGTGGTCCCAATTCCCTATTTAGGCACCTTCGGAACCGAAAACGCCACGCCAATCGGTGAACCCGAACGAATAACGCTCGCGAACTTTGTAGCGGACATTGCCAGTTTCGAAATCGCCTTCCATGCCCTTCTTCATCGGAGAGCGTTGGAACATTTTAAGTCCATCAGGAACATCTGTCTGGACGAACCAACGATCTGAATCAGAAATACGACGCATAACATGATAACCCTGAGGCAAGTAGCCACCAGAGCGAATCGCGTTGATGTCGTTGTCAGCAGTTGCTGTTCGGAGTTGAGACTCAAGGAGCCTTTCAGCAGTGAAAACATAAGCTGTGGGAATGATTAAGCGAGTGCCTTGCGCAGCGACGCGAAGACCACGATCATCTTTCATATCAGCAATGTTAATCAAAACGGACTCGAGAGAAGTCTCCGAAAGATCAGCAGCAGTCGAAAGTGTGTTCGACTGGTTTCCACTGCGAGTTGGGTGCGAAGTGCTCAAGAGCGAGACACCATCACCACCCGTGTGGCTGCCGGAAGTTGCGTTATTGAAAATATTAGCTGCCTTGACTTCTTTAGTGGAAGCCATCGAGCGAGCCAATGCTTTCGTATAACGAGCAGCAAGAGAGCCGTATTGGCCATCTTCCTCAGCTTCTTCCGTGATCGAAAAGGCAAGAGCAACCGTCTCATGCTGATAACGAGCTGTCCATTGCTGGGTAGCTTCATCATAGCTGACTGCCGCACCTTCCGTTTTTACAGGAGCATTCCCGAAACCTTCCAACAGAACATCTTCTTCATATGCTTTGCTGGAAGTGTTTGCTGCGAAAACAGCTTTGTACTCTTCCGGGTATGTATCGTATTCCAGGCCAAACAGAGTGTTTAGTCCTGGCTCGAGCATTTTAGCAAATTGTGCTCTATGCATTGCCATTGTCTAAACCCTCCTAAATGCCTGCGCTGTCTTTATAGAGGTGCTCATTGATGAGAACTTCCATGACAGCATTGGCTCCTAAAGAATTTTCTGGGGACTCATACAAAGCCATGATTTTACACGTTGCCGTACCAGCGGCCATCGTGCCAGAAATTTCGAAGCCAGATTGGCCAGTCGTTGTGGAACCTGCACCAGCAACAACATCAGCACAGTTGCCGATGTTCGTCTGGGCGGGAGTTCCCGCAGACTGAACTTTATAAATGATGAATGGATCGTCATAGATGTAAGCTACTATGTCCGAACCAGTCGTCCCTGAAGCCCAAAACTCTTTATAGATATAAGCTCCCGTGGAGTCTGTGTAGGAAACTCCAGCAAACACACCAATGTTGTTCACCTCAGTAGCAGTGTGAGGCGTGATTTGGCCGTTCGCATCAATGATGCACAAGTCACCATTAAAGATGTTTTCAGCCAAGCCACTCGCAATGGTGTACTTGTTGGTCCTACAAGATCCGGAGCCAGAGAGATGACGCACAGGAACGAAGCCAAAGGCTGCGTCTACATTTGCCATTTTCTACCTCTTAGGTTTGAAGTTTAATCCTCCATGACAGCAACACCGCTGCCACGGGTAACGCTAGAACTACGATCCTGATGGATCGGGATCCCTCCTGCCCTCTCAGCATTCCGGAGATCGGTAGCGACGGATTCATTCAACTCTTCGGATTTGCCAGAATAATACTCTTTCATTTCATAATGAGTATCTTCAGGCATTTCGCAAAGAATCATACCTTCGATGCCGATGCATCCTGACCACTGACCATGGTTGATTGTCGGTATTGGAAAATCACCCACAGTATCCGCTGGTCGCGGGTTCCACCCTTCACGCTGTCGTTTATAGACATTGTCGGGCGTATCTTTCCCCAGAATCGAGGTGGCTACCCATCTTTGCACCATTCCTGATCGAGCCGGAGGGGCATCAAGCAAAGAGGCGGGTTTCCAAGGTGTTTTAGCGCGAGCTTCTTTCCCGCGAGTGTTTGGGCGTGATTCAGATGCACGAACATTACGCTTTTCAACCATTCTTATTCTCCTGTTGCAATGCGTTCAACTCAGATTCATAAGCCTTCAAACCTTTTTCGTCGGTTATTCCGAGCTCACGAGCCATGGAAAGTTGATCTTTCGTCATCTTAACGCGACCTCCTCTGCGACTAGGACCACCTGCAGTTGGTGCAACTGGCGATCTGCTTTTTGTCCTAGGTGCAGACTTCTCTCTTACATTACTCTCTCCAATCAGTTCTGGAAACATTTTTCTTAAACGACCATCGAGAGTTTCGTAGTACTCCGAAGAGTTTTTGTCATAACCTTCTATTTCGAGCTGAACATCAACAGCTCTAGCTGCTGCAGTTTCCCTCTCAAAACCATCAGAATTAAACCAATTGTTCCTTTGCCACCAGTCAATTGCTTTTTGCGGCGTAGGATCAGATTGAACCTGAGCAGCTCTACCAACTGTCGGGGAGATCTGCCTTTGAACTTGTTGTTGACGCTGCATTTCTTGAACGCGCATTGCAGCACGCATATCGGCGAGTTGCTCTTGATAACTTACTTGAGCATTTGTGTCACCTTCTTCTATTGCTGTCTGCAACAGATTTCGGGCCTGATTGTAGCGTTCTTGAAAAGCAGTTTGCGCCTGTTGATTTGATCCTTGCTCAAGACGCTCTAGCCTTGATCTCAGAGAAGAAAGTTCCGAGCGTGATTGTTCAGCTTCGGCCTCAGCTTGCTTACGCTGTTGAACGAGCGTGCTGATTCTTTTTTGAACTCTTTTGCTGAATTCTTGATCATCCTGCTCTTTTTTAGCTTCTTGAGGCTCTGGCTCTTGGTCCTCTTGCTCTTTTGATTCATCATCAACAAGCTCTATTTCTAGAGGCGCGTTTGCAATTTCCTCTTCAATTTTTTTAATCTCTTCTTCAGACATGATTATTTACCTCACAATCATCAGGAAGGATTGATGTTATTTCATCATCATTAAGAATCAGAAATTTTTCGCCATCAACCACAATTTTTTGACCAGCGTATTTGCCATAAGTGACATGATCATTGATGCTTGGCCAATGACCTTTCCACTTGTGGCCACTCTCTCTTTCTCTATAAGCAAGCTCGCCCATAGAAATAATGTGGCCATGTGCTGTGAGGTATTCTTCTGCGTCTTTGGCTTGAGAAGGAAGGTAGATTCCTCCATCAGTTTTGTCTGGTGCTTCGAATGGTTTTACCAGAACTTTCCAGCCTAATGGCTGTGGTGCATGGGGATGGGCCATGATTATTCATCCTCTTTCTCTATTTGTTTAATGATTCCATCGACAATAGCATCTGCTTGCATCAAGCCTTCAGCCACGCCAACGATTTTCTGATAATGGTTGAAGTCAGACACCTGACCTTCAATCATATCAGTCGCCAGTTGAACTTTCCTCAACTGGAGTTCTGTTCTGATCCTTTGAAGGATCTCTTTGATTGTCATGTTCTCCTATTCCGGTTTGTGTTGAAATTGAGACGCCAGTCACATTGACAATGACATCTTTAGATTCGACCTCCGGATCAATCACGAGAATACCCGGAGCGGTGAATCAAGAACTCTTCTATTTTTTCGAGCCTCTCTTCAACCGACGGTTTGGTTTCTTTTTTTGTTTCAGCTTTTTTCTCTGGTTTTTTAGCCATGATTTACTCCTCTTGTTTGTTGGCTTCAAAAGTTTACCGAAGCTCGCTCTATTCATCAACTAATCCACTTAAAGCCCCTCCAGCCACAAAAGCAGCTGCTGGCACTGAAGCTAGAATTTCCCCTGACTCCGACTTTGCGGGGTCAAACTTGGCGAAGACAGAGCGCACATCACCTTTGTCTGGGTAGAAAAGACCAACTTCATTTGGATTATTTCTAAAACCTCTAAAGCCAATTCCTTTTAACATTTCATAAAAATCATGATCCGGATCTGCATAACTGGCACCTTCCATCGCTTCATCAACATAATTTTTAAAATTATCAATATTGTCGAAATTTGTTTTATTCTCTTCATAAACTTTTTGAATATGAGATTCATCATTTGGATCAAAAAGTTTGTCTGTTTTTATCTTAACTTCATAAACTGTAGGAACACGGCCATATTCATCAGCAATCTCTTTCGCTTCAGTTGAGCTTTTATCAACTGGCCCGTGCAAATATTCAGCACCCTTGCTACCATAAAGATAATGTTCAGCAAGTTTTTTATCGGGAGTGAAAAAAGTTGCGCCAGCTTCATCAAAAGCACCATGAGGAGACTCAGCAAAAGGGTCAAACTTTTTTATGTCAGGAACACCAGTTGCATGATAATATGTCTCGGGGTCAAATGTCCTTTTGTAAGCATCTGTCAAGGCATCTAGTGCACCACGGGCGTGCTGCTCTGCAAATTCTCCAATTTTTCCTTTGCCAGCCATTAAAGAGTGCTTCCTTTAAGAACTTTTTTTATGCAAGCAATTTTATCAACAGAAATTCTAGAATCAAATTGGCTAAGAGCAAAAGCTGTCAAATAAAATGAATTGTTCATAACATGATTTTCGCAATCTTCTTTTGTTTTAAAAACAAGCGGCTTACCCATTCTGTGGGAGACCTCAACAGCATCATGTTTATTTCCACCAGGGGAAACCATAAGAATTAAAATTATCCATCCAACAATCATCTATCTTCAACCAAATTTCCAAGCGCACCAACACCAGCACCAAGGCTTAAAAACTTCAAAACCTCAGCTGAAGGCTTATAAGATTGACCACCACCTTCAGAGGCTGGCTGGTGGTGACTCATTTCTGTGTGCAAAACATCATCGGAGCCTTTAAGATCATAATCTCTTTGTCTTAAAATTTTTATTAAAGCTGTTTCTGTCCCAAGTTTCTCTTGACCACGGATTCTGTGCCGACCTTCATGACCAACAACTTGAGCAACACCTTCAAATGGCTGGTCAACTTCAAGACGAGGAATATCATCAAATTGAATTCCATCTTCATACATATCAGCATATTTATTTATTTTGCTGAAAATGTCTTGAGTGATAGGATCATCTGGTGAATAATATTTACCACCCTCCATCCACTGTTCAAGATTTCTTGCAGCAAGCATACGGAAATCTTTAGGGCTTATCAGAGCAATGTCAGAAAGGCCATCTGCGGATTCGGCAATCGCCTCTTTCAAAACATTTGGCTCGTATTGAGAAAACGCAAATGGCGCTTCAGTGTAAACATTTTTGAGCTTGTCAACAAACTCCGGCCATTCAGAAGGCTTAACTTCACCAGAGGATGCGGAAATTTTTTCGTCACTTAAAGAATTGAGCCATCTACGAGCAGCGTCCGGGAGATCCGCTATTGCCTTTTCAATGCTGCGCCCAATTTTACCTTTGCCAGCCATTACTCGCCCAATGTATCGCCGAAATCATTTATTATCTTATATAGCTCATTAGTTCGATTTATGATTGCTTTAGTTTCTGGGTGGTCGTGTCCTTTTTCACGAATACTTTTTCCCAAAGCAGACATAGATTCCATTTGTTCCAATATCAATCCCATAAGTTCTTTCTCAGATGGTGTGTTAATTGCAACTCCACTCTCAGACCTACCTACACCTCTTGATGCAATCTCCGAAGCAAGTTCATGTATGTTTCGATCTTTAGTAATTAAAGGTTGTTGGAGAGAGTGTGCAGATTGATACTTGACATCTTCCGGCAATGCACTGAAATCTCTTTTTTGTTTTGCATCAGAGAAACTTAAAACATCCGTCAGTTCTCCCAAAGCTCCACGAGCTTGGCCCTCAAGAAATTTTCCTATTTTGCCTTTTCCTGCCATCAGAATTTAGCCTTGTAACGAATGCCAGCACTATATCTTGGATCAGAAAATTCTGTCTCTGGGGAGTAGTTTCCGTAAAAGCCTAAACCGGATGGTGTATTCAAATATGCATTATAAGACTGAACATCCACACCGCGAGTTCCATATGATTGGGATTCAGGAGTTCCAAATTCTTGAAGCTCTTTCGGGAACTCTATTTGTCCTCTGGCATACCCACCTTGAACACCGCCACCAACTTGATAGCCAGAAGGTGTTTCCAAATCAAAACCAACCTTGCCACCTGCTCTGAAAAGAGTGTCGCCTATTTTGACCAAACCACCCGGAAGCTCAACTGGGATATCTTTTGAAGAATACCCACCAGAGATGTCAATTTTTGGAGTCAACTTCCCTAGAGCACCAAGATCAATTTCTAAAGGTGGCATTCCTTCAGAGGCTTTTTCGGACAAATTGCTAAGAAATCTTTTTGCGTCCATCAGAACAATCTCTTTGCCAAATCATCTACTTCATCTTGATCAAGATTAGGAAAATTTTTCTCGACTTCTAATTTAAATGCTGGAATTTTGAACTCATCTACCAAAACCATAGGGTTCTCTCCTCTTCCTTTCTTATGATCCCAAATCAAACTTTCAAAAATATCATCAATAGAATTCCTGACCAATTCTGCAACCTCAGAAGAATTCATATTATCTATATTTAAATCTTGATAATACAATGCATCATCCATTGCTGTAGTTTCTTCAGAGATTTTGGCAAATTCGCTATCATCAATTCCTAATTTTTTCTGCAAAGTTTCACCAGCGGAATAAATATCGTCATATGCATCTGGGTCAAACGAATCTTTAATTTTGGCTAAGATATCATCAAATTTGCCTTGTGAAAAAAGAGCTTTAGCTCCTAGTGCTGTTGCTGTTCCGAGACCAGCTAAGGCACCTGCCCCTCCTGCTGTTGCAACAGGTGCTTGTTTTATGAATTGCCTTCTGCTTTCATCAACAGGGGCATCTTTAGATGTAAACACATCAGAAAGATTTTCCAAAGCTCCACGAGCTTTGCCTTCAATAAATTTTCCGAATTTGCCTTTGCCAGCCATTAATCAACCAGTCCTAAAACTTTTTTAGCTTCTTCGCTAGGATCATAAGCATCATTTCTAAAAAGATATTCTGCCATTTCAGACTTGCTAAGACCTTTTTCTTCAAGCTCTTTTATTATAGGAGTTAATGGATCTATAGCTGCTTCTCCTCCACCCTCTTTCAAAAGTTTAGAAAGATCACCAGAAGACATCGAAGACAAGAAATATTTTTCTGAAAAGTCAGACATTTCTGCTAAAAGAGAATCAGTTCCAAATCCGAATGATTCTTCTCCGGAAGGAAATACTTTTTCAAATGCGGCATCAACAGATTTAAAACTTGGGAGGTCAAATATTGACTGTGGTAGCTTTGGAGCTGATTTGGATGCTACTGGTAAAATGTCATCGACCAGCTTAGCTCCAACTTTAATTCCAGCCAATGCGCCACCAGCAAAAATAGGGGTAACTGCTGCTCCCTTTATGAAAGTTCTTCTACTTTCATCAACAGGAACATCTTTAGATGTAAACACATCCGTCAGTTCTCCCAAAGCCCCATGTGCTTTGCCCTCAAGAAATTTTCCGAATTTGCCTTTGCCAGCCATCAGCCTTGGCCACCTTGTATTTCTTGCGCGAGGATATTCAGCGTGTCATTGAACGACTCATCAAGCTCCTTGGCTGCTTGAGCAAACTTGCGCGGCGAAAGATCTTTGGTTTTCAAACCACGGCGCTCAAGGAACTTCTTGGCAGCGCGAATCTCTGCAGCAGCGACTTTTTTGATTTTAGCTCTGGCCACTAGTTTGGTTTCCCATAAATCATATCTGGCGTAACTTCAGCAAGACCATCTTCATCTGCAAGATCAGCAAGAGCGCCACGAATATTTTTAACGATTGGGTTGTTTGGATCACCAGAACGAAATGCTTCTTTAATCATAGCAATTTCTGGAGTTTGTTCCATCATTTTGGTGGTGACTGATCCTGTTTCGGGATCAACAGAAAGACGAAAAACTCCCTTCATTAGAATATCGTCTAACTCTTCATCAGACAAAGACTCCACATTTCTCGGGCCAAAATCTTTCGGAAGTGCATTATTTTTTTCAAAATAATCAATTATTTCATCTTTAGACATGTTATAATTAAATTCAAGGTCTCTTATAATATGAGACACTGGATCTAAAGGATAATTAGTTTGTGGAAGGTATTCAGACCCCATCCCACCAAAATTATTATGTTCAGCAAAATTTTCCAGCTCGATTTTGCCATCATACCAATCTTTTAAAGCTCCACCATATCCACTTTCATCATAGTTTATAAGTTGCAAATCATCTCCGGCATCCAAAGAGTGTGTTGAAATTTGCTCTGCATCTAACTCAGAATTATCATATTTGAACTCGCCTGTTGAATAACCTTCACTTTCATCAATTTGTGATTTTTTGAAAGCTCTGGTTGCCTCTTTAAAGCTCGGGAGATCAAAAATATTATCTGGCAAGACACTTGAAATAGTATCAGAAAGAGAATCAAGAGCACCGCTTGCTTGTTCCTCTACAAATTTTCCGAATTTACCCTTTCCTGCCATTTTTCCTTTTCCCTTTATAGCCAGATGCGTAGATGGCGCGAGCCTGACGCTCGGCTGCTGCCTTGGTCTTGTAGACTTTGCCAGACTTGCCCCATCTATACCCGCCTTTGACCTTACGAACAGGCATTAATATTTACGCATGCCTTTGCGCATTGGCTTCTTTCTCTTCATGACTTTTTTCTTCTTCAAAGCCTTTTTGTTTTCGGATCGCTTTTTTCCATAGTTCATAGTTGACTCCTTACCACGCTTTGCAAGACCAATAACGTGCTTTTGTCTTTGGTCCGGGGTTGTCACAATTGTGACGAGACCTGAAGTTGCTCCTGCGACCTTTTTGATTTTTCTTGATGCGCATGTTCGGATCGCCGAAAGTCACACGCTTAACTTTACTGCCATCCATAACATAGACAACAGATTTCTTTTTCCCATAGCTTGTTTCGCCTTTGCTTATGCGGCGAGGTTTATTCAGAGAAACTTTTTTGCCTTTGTAAGTTGCCATTATTTTTTATGAACCTGCTGGACAGGAAATGATGCCTTAAGACTTGCACCTTTGTGCGGCTTATAACCACCAGCTGGATTTTTCATCAGCTTAAAACCTTTGCCTGATTTCATCCAGTGGAAACCTTTTGGAGCGGAAACAGACTTTTTCATCGTTTCTTCGCAGTTTTTGCTGCACGTTTGAAAGCACCTTTTGCCGGGGCACCTTTGGAACCAACCTTGCGCTTTTTCTTAGTTTTCCCTGCACCAAGTTTCTTTAGGTTGATGTTGCGATAGAGAGATGGCTTCTGCTTCTTGAGCTTGGCAATCTTCTGTTTTTTCGTCAACTTTTCTGCCATCAGTAGCTGTGTCCTTTCAGCACCTTGTCCATCATTCCATGGATGTCGCCATCGTGAACTTTAATAACTCGGACTTCAACATCGTCCTCCATCATCTCTTCATCTTCCATCATGCCAGATTCTTTAAGCATGGTTTCTTGACAAAGCATCAGGAAGTTTGATAGCTGCTCATCATTAAGCGGAACATCTTCAGCTGAGAAACCCATCTTGGCTTCAAACATAGCAGCCATGTCAACAACATCATCAGCCATTGCCTTTTTCCTTCATAAAAATACCGAGACCAACTGTGACAGCTGCGGCGATTAAAAAGAAAACTGCGGCTTTTGGCAGGGCCATCGACAAGATGACGGCACCAACCCCGACAGAAATCCAAGTTGTAGGTTCAACAATCCGTTCTTTAAGCCAATTCATTGTGCTGCTCCTTGTTTGTTGAATAAATTTTTGAGGAAATTTGCGAGAGGCATAGCATCCTCAACAGCTTTATCTGGTTGCACACCTTCCAAACCGCCAAGTGCTCCACCAGCACGGGGCATTTGGTTAAATGGGTTTGGCAATCCAGTAGCTGCAGAAGCTGCATCAGCCGGGGACATCTGGCCTGATTGGACAGCATTTTGGTAAGCTCTGAATTCAGCATCGCTTGTAGACCCGGAACCAACTGGTTGACCAATCATTGATCCCATGCCTGCATTTCTCTGATTGAAATAGTCCTCTAGGTCAATCGCAGGAGGCATCTGAGCTCTGGCGGCATTCATGCCACTGCGAATTTCATTAAGTCTATTTTGAGCATCGGCAGCTGGTGCTGCTGATGGAGCAAGACCTTTATCCTCTTGTTGACGCAATCTGCGTAGTGCATCCATGTAAGACTGGTAAGCTCGCTGCTGGAGTTCATCCTGACGAGATGGCATCATGTCCATGAACTGGTCCATCTCTTGATTTGTCACTGGTCCGATTCCAGGAGTTTGCGGGCCAGCAGTGTAGCTTTGCATGTCTGGATTGGTTGGATTGTTGTATTGATCAGCCATTATAAAAGTTCTCCTTGGCGGGCATCTTTAGCAATGTCAGCTTGAATTTCGGCGGCAGCTTTTGTTTGCTCTAGCTGCATGTCAGCAGCAGCTTTTTGACGAGATATTTCAACTTCAGCTTGCAGCTTCGCCATCTTGGCTTCAAGGTCAGCTTGCATTTTCATCATTTGCGCTTGCAGGCTTTGCTGTGCTTTGGCCTGATCAATTGACATGTCAGATTGCGCCTTGGCCTGATCAGCTTTGATTTCAGCTTCGGTTCTTGCAATCAATGCATCTGCTTCAAGCTGCGCTAGCTGTTTGGCATATTGCAGAGGATTTTGTTGCTGACCAGCCAAACCAGCCAAGCCCTTTATTGGCTCCATCTGAGGAACTTGCTGAACAACCATTGCAGCTCGCTCGGCAATTGCATCATCAACATCTTGCGGTATGTCTTTGAACTTGAACTTAGGATCTCTGATGTCTGGCAGCTTGGGAAGATCAATGCCCATAGCTTTTTCCATTCGCAGTCTATAAAGCAGCGCAACGTGCTCGGCAATGTGAGCAACTAGAACTGGTTGCAATGCTTTTGCAGCTGGGTTGCCACCAAGCGAGGGATCACTCATGAACTGGAGGTGAACAGCGATATGAGCTTCGTGATTCTGCTCAGTGAATGCCTTGATTGGCTTGCCAAGCAACACAGCCATATTTTCATCGACGGGATCTAGCTGCGCAGCTTTCGCTGGTTCAATGAGAATTTCATCTGTGTTTTGAATTCGGACAGCTTCGTACATCCGCTTGTATGCTTCGTACATGTCGTGAAGTTGCGGAGCACTTTGGGCCATCTGAAGAATGGCTTGAGCTTGGGCAATGCGTTGCGTAGAGCTGAAGATGTTTGGGTCAGATACCGGGATGACATCAATGCGATCGTCAAAATCTTCTCGACGAATGAAAGTCGAAACACCAGCCTTCGCAAACTTCATCTCATCTTCGAGATGCATCGAGTTGAGGCTGACCATGATCTTAAATTCATCGCTCTGAGAGACATGGAGCCTCTTGTGGATCGCGCTGAATATTTTTGATCCCTGTTCAAGCAACGCAACAGTTGTGCCGACAGGAGCTTGGTTTGTGGCGTCGCCAACATTAAGATCAGCAATGGCAGCGAACCTTTGCCCAGCCTCAACAATGAATCCTAGAAGCTGAAAGAGTGTGCTGGAAGGCTCTTTGAAAGGCAGCGGCATAACTGCCTTTTTGACATCGTCAACTGTGGCGTCAAGATCAACAAACTCTCCAGGGGCAATGTCCATCTCGCCGCCGGGGACGCGACCTTTGAGCTTGAAACCACCTTGCATGTTAGAGAAAGCAGCGGAATCTAAAAGAGCGCGAAGTGATCCAGTGGCGACCTTTCCAAGACCTCCAATAATATGATACAGGCCAAAGCCGTAAAAACCAAGGCCAGGAAGAAACTTGTATTCGACAAACCAGTCTCTCTTTTCTTGGCGCTCATCCTCTTCATTCCAGTTCCTGCGGACAGAAACTATCTTCTCTGAATTTTGCTCAATGGTTATGACATATGGTAGTGCAACAGCATTGTCATCTGAAGAGTCTGCGCCATCAATACCATCAAACATATAATACGTGTGCATCTCAAGCAGGACGACAGTCCCATCATCACGCTCCGCATCATAAGCCGAGATTCCTTCAATCTCCTCGACTGTGTTTGAATCTTCATCTGCCCCAACAGAAGTTAAATCAAGCGGCTCATAATAGCCAGCCTTGACAAATCTGTTATAGTCGTTGCGAGAAAGTTTAATTATGTGTGTGTAACGAGGGGAGGTTTTAAGATCTGTGCTGTCTGGGGAAACAACAAAGTCTTCTGCCTGGACAAAGCGTGCTGTTACTCGGTCAAGTGATGGATCAAACCAAACCTTTTTGAAAGTTTGTCCAACAAGGGGCAGATGAAATAGCATTTTATCAAGATCAGGAAAGAACTCAGGCATCTCCTGTGTGATCTGATAATTCATATATTCTTTGACACGTGTCGCTTGTGCATCAACTTCGTCATCTGTCTCACCGACAATGACTGTGCGCACTGGGCCACCAGAAGGATAAAGTTCTGCGATGGCACGGGATTGAAACTGCGTCGCAGCTTCAGCAATCATTGGATGAACAACTTGGCTCAGACCACGGATGGCTCTCTCCTCATCATCATCATGAAGATTGCCGTCGGGATCTAAAGTTTTGAGGCCATCTTTGTAGCGCTGCTCCCACTCCATACGACCAGCTTTGTCAGATTCAAAGTAATCGATAAGCTCGGAAGCGGATGAGCTGAGATCTCTCGGATCAATGAATTCTACTAAATTTTGATCAAATTCAGATTCTGGCTCATCATTCGCTGGGGTAAAAGCACCAACAAGAACTTCTCCACTCGGGAGTTCTTCAACCTGCAAGCCATCATCCGGCGCTCCCTCTGAAAAGGGAATCATAGCAGTTGGGTCTTTAGCCATACATCACCACCTTTTGCCTTGGTTGTTGTTCCTCATCTTCCCAGTCCTCTGAGTGTGTCAGGAACCAGCCTTTTCTTAGCCGTAACCAAGCCTGAGTACATGTGTCTACGATGTCATCGTTCTCCCCAGCAGGGAATGCTGCGCAAATACTTATTATATCTTTAGCCCATTTCTTGTCTGAGGGAAACCAAATTCTTCCATCTTCGAGAAGAGCCGATGCCGCATGGGCACGAGCTTCTTTGTCTCTGTCAGGCAAATACTCGAGGACTGGGATGCCAGCCATGCGCAGATCCTGGATCAAACTTTGGCCAGATGCTTTCTTTTCTATGAGGACTGCATCAGGTTCATAGGCTGCATAAGCATCTTGCGCCTCTCTGCGGAGGTCTGGGTAGCCAACACGATCATACCAACAATCGATGACAATAGCATTCCAAGAGTTTTCATATGTAAACACACCCCAAGTTGTCCTAGCAGAATAGCTAGTTTTTTCTTTAGTGGAATATGCTGTGTCCCAGGACTGGATGACATATTCAATATTGGGGAGTTCTTCTTTCTCCCAAGGTCGCCACCACTTGCTCTTGAGTATTGTGCCACCACGCGGCATTGGCCTCTGCTGAAGTTGGCCAGCAGCTGCATACTCACCAAGAGATCTTTCCAGATCTGACAGGGTTTTCTCGTCAACTCTTTCGGGCCAGAGCAACTCACCTCTTTCACTTCTGGGATCAATGTTGTTGCCAGTGCCAGTCACGATAGAAGGGTGGTCAGGTTCATAACGAGCGGGGAGACAAAGATGATGCCAGTCTCCGGAAACATCATTGGCTAAAATATGCCCAGTCAGATCAGCCTCATGAACACGTTGCATTATTATGACAAATGCACCTGTCTGCGGATCATTGAGCCGGGTTTGCATTGCCTGATCCCACCACTCCAAAACACCTTCACGGACAGTGGAGCTTTCAGCTTCGCGAACATTGTGCGGATCATCAATGACAATTATGTCACCACCCTCACCAGTCAACGCACCATCGACAGAAGTTGCTATTCGATAGCCAGTCTTGTCATTGTCAAATCTTTGCTTCTGGTTCTGGTCGGTCGTCAGGCGAAAGTTCTCTCCAAAATGTTCTTTGTACCAAGGAGAATCGATAAGCCTTCTGCACTTGACAGAGTCTCTTATTGACAGAGAACTTGCGTATGAGGCGAAAAGAAATCTTTTCTGAGGATCGCGCGTCCAAAGCCAAGCTGGTAGAGCAACAGAAGATGTGATGCTTTTCATGTGGCGTGGTGGAATGTTTATTATCAGACGGCGAATATCACCCTCTGCCACAGCCTGAAGATACTCGCAGATAGCATCAATGTGCCAGTTGTCGTAAAAGTTACGACCCGGTTCTATCGTGTTCCAGGAGCCCATTATGAACTGCTTCAGAGATCTCCGCATTTTCTCCGCTCGGATCTCCGTCAATGACAGCGTGTTCAAGAACTCGTTCAATTGTGTTGAGGTCATTATCACTCAATGCGCTGATATCGATAACTTTGCGTTCTTCGATAGTTTGGTTAATTTCGACTGCCTTCAAATCAGGGACACATTTGGCCAGCAAAGTTTTTGCGGCTGATATTCTTAACTCTGGATCTGCAGATATTTTGCCAATGTGTTTGACATTGCCATCTTCATCTTGCGCGTAGACAGGGAAAATTTCTTTCCCGAGCATTACAGATGACAGGAAGCCAGCGGGGTCTGCTTGGCCCATGATCCAATTCTGAAGTGCACGATGGTTCCATTTGTATGGCTTTTTGCGTCCGGGCTGCTGATTCTTCAAAGGCTCAACAGATGAGAAGCGTCCATCAAAATTTACTTCTTGGCTGACCTTGCCATCCCATTTCAAATGAGAGTTGTGCGGACTATCATCAACAGGCCTCTGGACCTGGACTTTTGGTTCCGGTTTTTTGCGTGGCCGACCACGTTTCTTTTTCGCTTTTTCTGACAACTTATAATTCTTTCCAGAGCACTGGTTATAAAAGATAAAATCTCAGGAAGGTTACTTTGCTTCTTTCAAAAAAGAAAGCCCCTCCAGTTAGGGTGAAACCGGAAGGGCTAAGTTTAAGGCAACAGAAGTGAAATGTCGCCTCAGTGGGAGGGGAAACTCTCCAGATATTTTACTGCTTGTTATCCATCCAGTCAATCGCCTCCTGTGCACGGCTCGCAGCTGTGAATATAAACTGCTTGTCACCACGCAAAGCCTCCAGCCAGCCCTTGATGTAAGCAACATGATCATCACGCATCTCTGAACTGATGCCGAGTTTTTGACAAAGGATCGCTGCTCCAATCTCAGCAACCAACTCCTCAGCAGCATATGATCTCATCTCACGATCACACCGAGACTTGTGCTTGGTCGCATGAACATTCTCATGAGCCAGAGTAGAATAATAAGTCTCAGTTGCCGACGAAGTTTTTGTCGAATTGAAATCATCACGTGGCGGGAGAGTGATAACATCGGTCTTGGGATTGTAGCAAGCGCGACCAGATTGCTCAGTTGTTTTTACGCCAACATTTTTGAAGTAAGCATCAGCCTCAGAAATGATTTGTGTCTCATCCTTTTTATCAGAGACAGGCGGCTCCCAGTTTTTGACCTGCTCTGAATTTAAGACGTTATAATATTTACTGAAGACGCTCGTTGTCTCCTCGCCAGTTTCTGGGTCCTCTTTTTTGCTTGGCTTCCAGAAAACAATTTTGTAGCACTTGGTTCCAGAGATGTCAGCACCAGCAGCAATCCACTGCTTGGGTGTTCCCCAATAAGGAGAGCTGTAACCAGCCATCGCAGTCAACAGGATGTTGATGCCTCTGTACATATGTCCAGTGTGAACATTGTGTGCACCGAAAGTTTTGAATGGCATTTCAAACTCACCGCAACTTTCGATACGTTCAATGATCCGATTGGTGACGTCCTGCCTCATGTCGAATTTAGCCATTACGCAGCCTCCTTCTTTGAATATCCGAAGAGCTTGAGGCACAGGCTATTGTTAACTTTCGTGTTAGCCTGAATGAATTGGCGGCTGAGTTTTTTGCGAACTGCCTTCATGTCGAGGGTCTTGCGTTCAACATCACTGACGACAACGTAGTGATCTTCGCCCTCGTAGGTTCCTGGGCCAGACTCTTTGAGGGCACGAACATATTCAGCTTCGACTTCTTTGAGGTGTGCGATCTCTGCACGAACTTTTGCGAGCTTATTTACACGATGATCTTTCATTTGCTTTCCTTTCTCAGTTGACTGGGCTAAGACTGAGCCCAGTATCCGTAAACCATTTTGTGAGTACAATCCCAAATGTCATGAGGGACACCATCCTCAACTGCGACAAAGTGTTTGGCTTGGCGAGCGATGACGACTCCTTCAGGCATATCGGAGCAGCGAGCTTTGCGTCCGTCAAACTTTGGTGATTGCTTCCATGTCCATCCGTGACGTTGGAGGACCATGTCGTAAACTTCTTTCATGATTCCGTTGCGGGCTGACTTAGCAAAGCCCATGTCTTTGTTTGCTTGGGCAAGCTCTTTGTAAGCATCTTTGTATGAGATGCCGAGTGCGATTGCCATTGCGCGAGCACCGCAGTCACCTGCTGTTCCTTTGTAGCCAGCTTCTGCTCTTCCACCGTCATTAAAAATGTAAGACATATTTTTCCTTTCTCAGTTTGTCAGGACCTCCCTGACATTGTTAGCATCGCTGATAATTACAGCAAAGTAAAGCTAAAAGTGCCGAACTCCGGCATCTTTTTCCGACCCATTTTCACATTGGCACCCAGCATAAGTTATTGTTAACATTGAACAAAACAACGATGCGATGCCCGATGCCGCAAATTCCCATTTTTTTCGATGAATATTTTTTCCTCGAATAATCTTCTTATAAGGCTTTACTTCACTGGCAACCTCAGGCATAACACTCAGGCAACTGAGAAAGGAAGTTAGCATGGATAGACAATTTAAAATCTACCAATACAGCACACCGAATCTTCGAGCGGACTTTTATGTTGGTGAAGTCAACGAGGATGGAACGCACACAAAGATTGGTGGTGTGACTCCGCATCGTCCGACTGTTGAACAGTGGCTGGCCGAAATTCAAGGTGCGCAGTCATGATGCAATTCACTCACAAAGACACTGATGCGACGTTCGTCTATGAGAGCGTCACAGATGGAAATGAAATTGCTTGGTGGGCAAACTTCCCGCACAAAATTTTCATGAGCGATGGCTCTGTGCGTTATGCCACAGTGCTCAAAACTGTCGCGCATGTTTGTGTGGATGAAGATGACTATGGCAATCCAGTCATTGAAAGATGGCAAATTAAGAGGCACATGCAATGGTAGTCGTTGCAATTTATATGTTGTGCTCTTCAACTTGCGTTTCAATTGAAGCAAGATCAGGAGACGGGAAGCCTTGGACATTCAGATCCTGCAGCACCTATCTTGAACTGGCTCATGTTCAAGCAGCAGCTGCAGGATTGACAATGACAATAGGTTCTTGTGTTCAACGAGAAAAGTAAAACTTGACTTCGCGGCAAAGTTGCCGCATGGTTCTTGAACTGCTGAGAAAGGACAATACTATGCAGACGTTTCTACCATTGCCCTCATTGGGCAAATCTGTCCGGTGTCTTGACAACAAGCGACTGGGCAAACAACGTGTAGAGGCTTATCAAATATTGAAGGCTCTGCGCGGCGACTATGACAAGACAGGTGGTTGGGTCAACCACCCAGCGACGAAGATGTGGCGTGGCTTTGACAGTGCGCTAGAGTTTTACAAAGATCTCTGCATCGAAGAGTGGATCCGTCGCGGATTCAAAAATACTATGGACTGGCGCAAGGATCACTTGTTCTCTTTGCCACCATGGTTCGGTCGTGAAGACATTTGCGCAAGCCATCGTTCAAACCTGCTGCGCAAAGATCCAGAGTTTTATTCACAATTCAACTGGAAGGAGCCGGACGACATGCCATATGTCTGGCCAGTATCATGAGCACAGTTTACGTTGTCCAAACACCTCGTGAGAACAAATTTGGTTGGGTGCCAGATCTGACAGATGCTGCTCGCTATGGGAAGATGATTCCTGTTTTCGAAGCCAGTGACAAACCTCAGTTCTTGCCAACTCCAAGTTTGCGCAAGGCTCGCAAGGTGATGAAAGACTTTGGGCCAGAGGACTATTTACTCTGGCCCGGAGGGGGAGACCCGATCGCTGTTTCCATATGTTCTATGGTTGCGCGTGAAAACTCCCCTGTGGTGCGTTTCCTGAGATGGGAGCGCAACAAAGAAGAAGGTGTGCGGGATCGCCGCAAAGGTTGGTACATGCCCGTCGCCATTGAATTTGAAAACTTCATGAGAGAGGAGGATTGATGAAAGAGCATATCAATCTGCTTGAGGACGTTGCACCTGCGTCCAACGAACTAGGTGCTATCGCTGAAGCCGCTCAAAGAGCTCAAATATTAAGAGATGAGATAGATGAGCTCACGAGGCAGGTGAAGGAAAAAGAGCAGAGGCTGAAAAGCCTGACTGAACAAGAAATGCCTGATCTTATGCAGGAGCTTAATGTCAAAGACTTCACACTGACTGATGGATCAAAGGTCGGTCTTGTGGATATAGTTTCTGCTTCCATTCCTTCGGCTGGTGCAATTGATCGAGCCAAAGGCGATAATCGAGAGGAACTCTACGAACGTCAACAACAATGTTTCGACTGGTTGCGTGACAATGGTGGAGGCGAACTCATCAAATCGAATGTCGAGGTTCAATTCGGCAAAGGTGAAGATGGTTCTTGCACAGAGTTCAAAAAAGAACTTCGTGACAAGAAAATTTTTTACCGAGACTCGATGGGTGTTCACCCTCAATCACTGAAAGCATTTATTGCTGAATGTTTAGGCAGAGGCATAAATGTGCCCAGTGATATCTTCAAACTTTACACCGGACAAAAAGTCCAGATCAGGAGGCCATAATGGCAAACGGAAAGTCAGTTGCTAAAAAGAAAGACAATGTTGTTGCACTTGTGAACAATGACATGTTGTTCGAAGATCAGGGTGCAGGACAAGAGGGCATTGAATCTCAGGACTTGATGATCCCTCGCATCAGCATTCTTCAATCGATGAGCCCACAAGTCAACAAGCGTGATGGGCAGTACGTTGAAGGTGCAGAAGTTGGATCCATCTTCAATACAGTTTCCAATGAGGTGGCTGATGGAGAAGAGGGCATCACAGTTGTGCCGATCAAATATCGTCGTGCACACATCGAGTGGAAAGCTAACCGAGGTGGCTTTGTTGCAGACCATGGCTCAGACGCCAGCATCTTGCAGCAATGCACGCAAGACGAAGGTTACAAAAACATTCTCGAAAATGGCAATGAGATCGTTGTCACTGGAGAATACTTTTTGTTTGTGATCAAACCAGATGGCTCGTACGACCCTGCACTTTTGAGCATGACATCAAGCCAGCTCAAAAAAGCTCGGCGCTGGAACTCAATGATGAACCATCTCAAAATCGCAAAGCCTGATGGCTCGGGTGTTTTCAACCCAGCGATGTTTTACGCATCATACAAGCTGACAACTGTGCCGGAAGAGAATGATCAGGGCAGCTGGTTCGGTTGGGACATCGAGTGTCTCGATGGTGGCTCTGGTGGCATCCTAGAAAGCCTAGACAATGGCCAGTCGATCTATCTTGATGCACGTTCATTCAAGGAGCGTGTTGATAATCAGACCGTTTCAGCTGCGCCGGAAGCCATGGCTGACGACGATCAATTCTAAGTTAGGCTAGCCAAAGGTGAGAGGTGTCTGCGCTCCATTTATGCCGGGGAGTTGCGAGGACATCGGTGTTCCCGACCAGTGGTCAAAATGGGAATAGAAGCAGGAGACGTTCTGCGAGGACTTAGCGCCACACAGCTCATAACATATGGCTATGGAGGATGAATTGAGTGACATAAAAAGATTTATGAGATTATTTGACGGTTATGAAAAGGCACACGGACAATATCGAGTTACAAGCCAAGGAGACGATGGCAAACTCTCTGGTAGGGCGATAACAAACTCAGAGCCAGCGACCGAGGAAAATTACAAAGAACACCTCGATGGTGGGCCATACATACTGGGCATAATTATGCTGAAGGAAAACAATCACTGCTCTTTCGGCTGTATTGATATTGACATTCGTGGTGTTGTTAAACTAGAGGAGCCGCTCGAAGAGCTAGAGAAGAAAATACGTCACACTCCATTGGTTTTGTGCAGGAGCAAAAGTGGAGGTGCCCATCTCTATCTTTTTTGCGATCCAGAAATACCCGCCAAAGAGATGGTCGAAAAGTTGAGTGCTTTCTCTGCTCAATTGGGTTATGGTGGTGTTGAGATATTTCCCAAACAAGTCTCTCGTGCCAATGAGCAAGACAGAGGCAATTGGATAAACTTAGCTTACCATGGCGGTGATGATTCAGAGCGTTATGCAATTCATGAAGGCAAGAAACTAAGCCTCTCTGAATTTTTAGACTTGGCAGAGAGCAAGCGTGTCAGGGCAGAGCAGCTTGATGACTTTGAGCCAGAGCTGACAGAGCTTTTCAATGATGGGCCACCTTGCCTCCAGCACCTATCAACCATGGGTTTCCCTGAGGGGACGCGTAACGTAAGTTTATTTAACATTGGAGTTTACTACCGCAAGAAGAACCCAGACGATTGGCAAGAAGAAATAATGAAACACAACTATGAACACTTTGATCCACCACTATCAAGTGGAGAAGCTGGTGGAATTATAAAAGGTGTTTCAAAAAAAGAATATGCCTACACCTGCAAACAAGCACCAATATGCAACTATTGTGAGAAATCCAAGTGTCTGAAAAGAGCCTATGGTGTCGGTGGTGGCTTCGGCGGGAATGCAATAGAGATCGATTCAATAACAAAATATGAAACTGAGAACAGATCGTCGGTTAGGTGGTACATCGAAATGCAGGGGGAGCGGATAGAGGTCACAACAGATCAGCTCCTTGAGCAGCGCAAGCTCCAAAGGCTCTGCGTGGAGAAGCTGAACAAGTGCCCATCAATAATGCCTCAGCCCCGATGGGAGAGCCGTGTTAATGAATTGTTGACTGTTGTCGAGGTCATCAATGATCCTGATGATGCCTCACCACGCGGTCAGTTTGAGAAAGTTCTTGATGCATTTTTGACTGGTAAAGTTCAGGCACGCCATCGTGATGAGATAATGAATGCTAAGCCTTGGCATGACAAAGAGGGTGAAAAAGTTTATTTTAGGTCTGAAGATCTCTTCATATACTTAGAGGCAAGACGCTTCCGGTTTCACAGCCAACATCAAATTTGGTCATGGCTCAGAGAAGCTGGTGGCGATAGAGGACAATTCAGGATAAAAGGAAAGGCGATAAAAGTATGGTCTGTGCCCGCGCCAGAGTTTTACGAGGAGGAGCCACTAGGCTTGCCACCCACAATAGAGGAAGACTTTTGATGAAAACGAGTGACATACAGCACTGGGAATATGATGATGAATTGAGGGATTGTCCTTGGTGTGGATTGTTTACGAGAGCAAAAATAATAAATAAAGAGATTTGTTGCGGATCTTGTGATAGGCCAATTGACAAAGCCCAATCAAAAGGCAAATGAAGATATCAATAATTATTATTTTAATTTTTTTGTCTGGCTGCATACACATGATTATTCCATCTATCATGTTAGAGGCCAACAGAATGGATAAGATGAAAAAATTACAAGACAGAGTGAAGGAAATAGAGAGGCTGCAAAAATGACATCACCCGAAGAGTATGGGTATGAAAATGAGCGAAAGCAGAAAGTAGAAAGATTTCGCTCAACCAAAGAGCAACCAATAATCGAGTTGCTTGACTGCCTAGAAATTTTACTCGAGAAAGGAACATTCAGCTTCAATCACATGAAAGAGCTGATGACTGTTAAAGAGTGGATGGAGAAAGTCAGGGATGGAAACACAATCCAGAGTTAACATAATTCTTGGTCCTCCAGGAACTGGAAAAACAACAACACTTCTTAACATTGTTGATGAGGCGATTGAATCTGGCATACCGCCAGAAAGAATTGCTTACCTTGCATTCACTCGCAAAGCAGCGCACGAGGCTCAAGAGCGTGCAATGGCGAGGTTCAACATTGATGAAAGTAGGTTGCCATATTTCAGAACACTTCACTCACTAGCTTTTCGTCAGCTTGGGATCCAGCGTGATGAGGTTATGACCCAGAACCATTATAAAAAACTTGGTAGAACACTCGGTGTTGAATTCAGAGGAATATATGATGATGCTGTTCACATGCCGATTGGTGATGGATTGGGCGACAAGTGTTCCCGGATAGAAACATTGAGCCGGGTTCGGATGTGCAGCATCGAGCAGCAATATGAACTTTCAAATGAACCTGACCTGACACTCCATGCATGTCAGCAGTATGCGAATGTCGTCAAGAGGTACAAAGAAGAAAATGGCTTGCTTGATTTCACCGACATGCTTGAAAGATACAACTCAGAGCTAGATGTTGACATTTGCATTTTCGACGAAGCGCAAGACCTCTCTTCCATACAATACAAGATGGCCATAAATGCTTCAAAGATGGCTTCTAAGATTTACATAGCTGGAGATGATGATCAAGCAATCTTCGGATGGGCTGGTGCAGACATAAGGAAATTTTTATCTCTTAAAGGTGACAAAAAAATACTCCCACACAGTTACAGGACTCCTGCGCTGGTTCACAAGTTTGCTCAATCTATTTGTGGTCGAATAAAAAATAGATATGAGAAAGAGTGGGGTGCTCGCGAGGAGCAAGGAAATGTTGAATGGGTTGCTCATGAAGAAGAAATTGATTTGTCAGGCAATGAGTCCTGGATGCTCTTGTCGAGATCAAAATATTTTTTGACAAGGTTCAAGAAAATTTGTCACCAGCAAGGCTATGCATACAAAATGTTCGGTGGCTACTCAACAGATACAAAAGAGACAAGAGCGATAATATCCTGGGAAGGTTTGAGGAAGGGCAGATCGATCAGTGTTTCCGAAGCAAAGAACATGATTGAATTCATACCGACAAAGATAGATCTTCCAGTGCTGAAAGAATATAGATTGAGAGACTTTGGCTTCACAGAACAAGCTCGCCAACATGACTGGATGACTATGTTGAGAAACATCTCCCCGGACGAAAGGGAATATCTCAGGGCGTGCCTGCACAATGGAGAAAAATTTGGAGAGGAGCCGCGCATAACGATAAGCACAATTCATCAAGTCAAAGGTGGCGAGGCAGACAATGTTGCCCTTGTCACAGACATGGGTGGCTTGTCCTGGAAGGCCAGCACACTTGATGAGGAGATCAGGGTGTGGTATGTTGCGGTGACAAGAGCGCGCAAAAATTTGTTTTTGGTGAGGCCAAGGACAATAAAATTTTTTGATATGTAACTAAGTCATTGATATATAAAAGAAAGAAAATGCTTTACTTTTTTGTGAATAAAAGAGATAATAATTTTGTCAACGGGGATTGGCCCCGATCTGAGAAAGGAAATGACATGGAATTCAAGGTTACTATTTCTTGCCCCGACTGCGATGGCTACGGACAAGTTTGCTTAGGCCACCCGAATGATCCTTCTGTTAAAGAAGTTGATTGCTTCGCTTGTGATGGCTCTGGCGAAAAAAGTTTCACAGAGGTTTACGGCTCGATCGCCGATGCTGCTGAGGATTACCCCGGAGCACGATTCACCTACCTCTAGTCTCCCCAGACATATTGACAAAGACCCCAAACAGTTCGGCTGCTGGGGTTGAGTCAGTAGAGGCAAAGGGTCTCGTGATTTTTTGAGAAAGGAAACAGAAATGACGAACGTGTATGCAATCTACTCGACCGGGCCAAAGGCTCCGACCTTCAAAGTTTTCGCTTCAGAAGAAGAAGCTCTGGATTCCGGCAATGGCTTCAACATTGTCAAAGAGAAAACATGCTTGAGCGACAAGCGTCTTTTCCCAACGAACATTCTTGTTGGTTTATACAACATCAAGGCAGAGCGTCGCATCTCAAAGTTTCGTGATCGCGAGACGGCTGAAAGTCGAGTTTGGAAAATGTTGACCGAATCAGAATGTGAGGTGACCATGAGTGATAATACTCTCGAAGATTTTCTTTCGGATGTTTTTCAAAAGCCAAAAGCTAAGGGAAGTAAAAGGGCGCGACGCTTTGCCAAACAAGATGCAAAGATCAAATCGGCAGAGCGGAGAATTTTCAAAGACAAAATGGTGTGTGTCAAAGAGGGCATTCCCAATCCGAGACGCGAAGGAACTCACGCACATCGCTCTTGGGAAATTCTCAAGAACAATGGGCCGATGCTCTATCAAGACTTCATGGCAGTCGGTGGTCGTCGCCCAGACTTCGCATACGACCTGAAGCACGGTTGGGCAGAAGTTTGTGATTAACAAAATGGGGGGACACAATTGTCCCCCCATCATTTATTTAATCAGGAGTTGAAAAGCTGGATGTCTCTTGGCTGTTTCCCTTGTAACCTAGCTTTACGCAAAACTCGGAAGGCTCCATGCATAGATGAATTCCGTCAACGAAGACGACAGAATCATCGGAGCCTTCCACTTTTTTGGAGAGAAATATGATAATATACGGAGCAGGAATGGCTGGCTTGCTGGCAGCAAACATTCTTAGGAGAATGTCGCCAGTTGTCAAAGAGGCTCAAAGCGAGTTGCCAAACAATCACTCCGCATTGTTAAGATTTAGAACACCAAGTGTTGGTGACTCTTGCGGGATACCTTTCAAGAAAGTTTTCGTCAACAAGGCGATAAAGTTTGAAGGAAAAATTTACACAGAGCCAAATTTATTTTTCAGCAATAGCTATTCAGAAAAAGTGACTGGCGCTGTTGAGCAAAGATCAATATCTGATTTGTCCCCATCAACAAGGTATATAGCTCCCCTTGATTTGATAAGCTCGATGGCTCTCAACTGCAAGATAGATTACAATCAGAGGCTGACATCAGAAAATCTGCAAAAATCAGAACCAATAATAAGCACAATACCGATGCCAGCTATGATGAAGATTGTCGGCTGGGAAGATGTACCGGAGTTCAGAAGGACTGAGATATGGACTCATGCCGGGATAATTTCAGACCCAGACATAAATGTTTATCAAACGATATATTATCCAGATCCATTTGATGATCAATACAGAGTTTCTATAATCGGCAATGTTGTCATAGCTGAGTATGCCAAGAAGCCAAATTCAAATCCAGGAATTAGTATAATGAATTTCCTGCGTGACGATTTTGGTATACGTGTTCGTTCAGTAGAAAACCCACAAACAGGCAGTCAGAAATACGGTAAGATATTGCCGATAGATGAGCGCCTCAGAAAAGATTTCATATTTTATTTAACCAAAGAGCACAACATATATTCTCTCGGGAGGTTTGCGACTTGGCGACAGCTTCTGTTGGATGATGTTGTCAAAGATGTTGCTGTAATAGAAAATTTCTTGAGCGAAAGCAGCTCATACAATTTATCACTACACACCAAAAACTAGAAAGGATCAAAATGAGAAAGGAAATCATAATTCTTACATTGTTGCTTAGTGCGTGTTCATCAGGCGGCCAGTTAGCAGATGCACCAGATTGGTACACCGAGCCACCAACAGAGAGCGGAAAAGTATATGCCTCTGGCTATGCCTCAGACAAAAATCTTCAATTTGCAATAGATGTCTCTGAGATGAGTGCGAAGAGAACTCTTGCCAGCCACCTTTCGACAAATGTCAATGGCAGGTCAAAATATTATCGCGGTGCGAATGGCAAGAACCTCTCAGAGATTGCTTCTGTCGAGACTATTGACAATGTCAACTTGTCAGGCTTTGAAAGGAAAGAGATAGAGGTAGTTGAGGAAGAGAACTCTTTCAGAGTTTATATCTTGCTTGCTTACCGACTCGACAACATGTCCGAAGAGCCGAAAATTTTTGATGAGATAAAGCCATGATCAGGAGCACCATAATATGCATTCAGGCTCTGGCGATCGTAGTTTTACTTTCAAAACAAGATGCTGAGTCAGCTCAAGATGCTTTCTCTCGTGTTGGGAAAAACATCTACGAAACAACAATCAAAATACTCAAGGAGAATATCGATGCAAGTTAAACTCGTTAATTATACCCAAGATGCGAAGAACCTTCTTCTGTTCACCAAGAACACTCGCTTGATGAATGTTCCTGATGCATATGAAATGATCAAAGACTGGTCAGATGAAAAGAAGCAAGAAGAACTAGACTACATGCTTCAAACAATAAAATCTAGTTGGGAGTTCGTTGATTACACATTCGAGATCCGGGATGTCAGCAGAGCATTCACCCACCAATTTGTTAGGAACAGGATGGGGAGTTATGCACAACAGTCTCAACGCACAGTAGACATGGAGGGCTTTGGTTACACAACTCCAATGCGCATACAAGAGAATGACATTGCCAAGGCAATCTATGATGAGACGATGGTTCTCATAAACAAAGCATATCAAGATCTAAAAGAGCTTGTCCCTGCAGAAGATGCGCGTGGCGTTCTTCCAACAAACATCCACACCAACATTGTGGCTAAATTTGATTTGAGGAACCTGCATGAAACTGCCAAGTCAAGACTTAGCCCAAGAGCTCAAGGAGAGCATCAAGAAGTTTTTAAAGCCATGATAGCAGAGGTCGTCAAAGTCCATCCTTGGGCATTGCCATTCTTGACGCCAACTGAATGGGCAGCACCATCCATGGGCAAAGCTCTTAATCCCTAATACCAGAGAGGAAAAGATGGAAGAGAAAATAATAATATGTGACCTTGATGGGACGCTCTGCAATTGTGATCATCGTCTAGAATATGCGGAGCGAAAAGAGTGGGACGAATTTAACTCTCGTTGCATTGATGATTCTGTCAACGAGGATATTGCAAATATCCTCAGGCAACTAAGATCGGATGAAGTTAAAATTTTTCTTGTTACAGGGAGAGATAATCGTTATTTGATGCAGACAAAAGATTGGCTACATCTAAATGACATATATTATGATGATCTTTTCATGAGGGTGGCTGGAGATAAGCGTCCTGACTATGTTGTCAAGAAAGACATATTGGACAACTTCATAAAAATTTCAGACGTTTGGTTTGTTCTTGATGACCGGAAGTCTGTTGTTGACATGTGGAGGAAATCTGGCCTCAGATGCTTACAAGTCCAAGAAGGAGACTTTTGATGAGTATAAGACTGATTGGTAATGATATCGAGATTGATGGCCAAAAAGTTGCAAGAGTTCTCGATATAAATTCTAGCTTGAGAATGGCACTGGAAGATTATGTGCGCCAAGCTGATGAATATGAACAACTCAGCTCGGAGACCTCTAGTTTACACACAGATGTGATTGAGCTTGAGAAGAGCCGAGCGGAAGCCTACGAAGAGGGCAAAGCAGATGGCTATGCAGAGGGGAAGAATAATGCCGAGTGCTGATAAAATATTGCTGTCAATGGCTGAGACATTTAGAGAGCGCAATAAAATTTATGGCGACAATTATAAGTCTGTTGGCGAAGTTATGATGGCTTTGTTCCCTGATGGCATCGAGCTTTCCAGCAAAGACCAATTCAACAAATGGCACCTATTCGAATTGATGGTTGTTAAGTTGACGAGGTTTGCCAACACCAATTTATCACACAAAGATAGCATCCACGATGCTGCTGTTTATGCTGCTATGGTTGAATCTTTGATGCCTGAAGAAAGAAAGGAAAACGACAAATGAGTAATATTCTTATAACAGGAAGTGGCAAGGGTCTTGGCTTGGCTCTTTCTGAGGAGCTTACGAATCAAGGTCACAATGTTGTTGGCTATGATATTGGCAATGGTGATGATGTTCGCCGCCCAGACTTGTCTGACTTGCCAGAGGAGCTTGACATCCTGATAAACAATGCAGGTGTCAACATAATTAATTGGCTCGAAAAATTCGTTGAGGGTGAGTGGGACATGGTCATGGATACAAATGCCAAAGGCATTTACATGATGTCTCAAGCTTGTTTGCCTATGCTTATAAAAAGCAAAGGGACGATTGTTAACATCGTCAGCAATGCAGCCCACATGCCTATGACATGCTCTCTGGCCTACAATGCATCAAAAGGTGCAGCGCACATAATGACTTTGCAGCTAGCTCGTGAACTCACGAAGAAGCATGGCATAACGGTTTTTGGTGTGGCACCCAATAAAATGTCTGGCACAGGGATGAGTGACTCAATTGATGATCAGGTTGTTGCCACACGCGGGTGGACAAAAGAGTTTGCTCAAGAGTATCAGCTTAATGGACTGTTGACTGGAGAAGAGACGCCACCAGAATTGCTTGCTGGATTTATAGCATATCTTCTTCAAGATAAAACTCACCACAAATTTTTGACAGGTTGTATCCTGCCATATGGAGCTTAATTATGAAATTCAAAATTGAACAAATTGCAATTTGCCCACGTTACCCAGAAAAAGCAAAAAGGCTTCTAGAAGAAATGGGAGCTGGAGAATGGGCAGAAGATCATGTTGTGGCAGAGGGAAAAGTTTTTGGATCCATTGGCCGCAATGAAGCAGATCTGTCTTTCAACTATGACTTGATAGATGGCAATGAATTTGAAGTTCTGAACTACACCACTGGCAAGAACTGGATGGATAGCAGAGAAGCAAAAAATGATTGGCCTAGAAAAGTCAACTCTGTTAGCCATCTTGGGATGCACTGCACTGCTGATGAATTATTAGAGTGGCGTGATTTTTTCAAGAAGAGGAACATTTCTGTTGCTCAGGAGGTTGTGACAGAGTCTCACACCAATCCAGTCATCGCTGGGAAGCGGACATACAATTATGTCATATTTGACACAAAAGAAATACTCGGTGTTGATGTCAAATTCATAGTAAGGATAAATCATGATAGTGTTTGATCTTGAGACGACAGGTCTCCCAAAAGCCGAAGGTGCAGACCTTGACCTCCAACCTCGGATAACAGAGTTTGGCGCAGTGAAGTTGGACGAAGAGCTCAATGAGATCGGAACTCTTGAATTCATGTGCAATCCTGGGATACCTCTTGAGCCTCAGATAACAAAGATCACTGGCATAACGGATGATGATCTGAAAGACCAGAAGCCATTTGTTGCGAGGGTCGATGAGGTTTGCGAGTTTTTTCTTGGTGAGAGGAACCTTGTTGCTCATAACCTACCATTCGACAAAACGATATTGACGTTTGAGCTTGAGCGGTTGGGGAGAGTGACGAGCTTCCCTTGGCCACCTGAGCACACTTGCACAGTTGAAGTTGGTGAGACTGTGTGGAACAAAAAGAGAAAACTCGGAGACATATACTTCGAAGTTACTGGGGAAGAGCACAAAGGTGCCCACCGAGCGATAGCTGATGTCAGAGCCTTAATTGAAATTATTCGGTGGTATGTGAAAGAGAGGCATTTGTATGTTTAATTTGAAGCTCCGCACAGAATATTCATTTCGGACAGCCTATGGCCCATTGAGCAAAGTCATAGATGCAGTAGAGGGTGATTGCTTGGGCATATGCGACACAGGTACGTGGGGGCATGCTGCTTTCCAACGCAGCTGTAAAGAGGCAGGCAAGAAGCCTATATATGGTGTGGAGATCGCATTTGTTGATGATGCCAGATCAAGAGAGAAGCAACCAGCAAATTATATGTCATTCATCGCCAAAAACAACCAAGGGCTGAAAGAGATATATGAGTTAGTAACTCGGTCAACAGACAATTTTTATTACATCCCTCGCCTCGATTATTCCGACCTTTTTGATATATCAGAAAATGTAGTAATCCTGTCAGGGACAAATCCCAACTGGGGGATGCTCCCAGCAACCCACAAAGAAAATCTCTATATTGAGATTGGCCCAATGAGCACGAAGAAGTGTCTCGAGTCAATTGACAAGGGCTTCAAGCCAATTGCTGTGAGCGACAATTTTTATCCTAGGATTGAGGACAAAAAAGTTTACGAAGTGTTGACTGGGCGCAATCGGCAATCTAGGACCAAACCCATGCACATTCTTAATGAGTGGGAACTTAGGTCTGTAATAAAATGGCTTCCAGAAGAAGCAATTGCCAACACCTATGGCGTTGCGGAGCAGTGCAATGCAAGCCTACCACAAGCTCAGATGGTGCGCTACAAAACAAATTTGACACTTGAAAGCATGTGTGTTGCTGGTGCTAAAAATTTAGGAATTGATTTAAGTTCAAAAGACTATTCCGACCGATTGAAAAGAGAGGTTGGAATGATCGCAGAGAAAGAGTTCGAGGACTATTTCTTTGTGATTGCTGACATGGTAAATTATGCTCGCAAGCACATGCTTGTTGGTCCAGCGAGAGGTTCGGCGGCTGGCTCTTTAGTTTGTTACCTATTGGGCATAACAAATGTGGATCCAATTAAGCACGATTTGCTTTTTGAAAGGTTCATCGACGTAACAAGAGCAGACCTGCCAGACATTGATATTGATTTTCAGGACGACCGCAGAGAGATGGTTTTTGAATATCTCCGCAATAAGTATGGTTCGGAAAAAGTTGCCCACCTCGGAACAGTTTCTCGTTACAAAGCCAAGAGCACAATAACTGAAGTGTCAAAAGAGCTTGGCATTCCGATGTGGGAGGTCAACGATCTCAAAGGTGCAATCATCGAGCGGAGCGGAGGAGACTCAAGAGCAGCCTTCTGTATATTGGATACATTCAACGAGTTGGATGTCGGCAGGGATATTCTCAAAAAATATCCTCAAATGAAAATTGCCGCTGACATGGAATATCACGCTCGGCATAGCGGTGTTCATGCAGCAGGAATATTGGTCACAGAAGAGCCAGTCCACAACTATTGCTCGGTGAGCAGCTATGGAGGGTCTGCGCAGATAGACAAGTATGATGCTGAAGATTTGAACCTGCTGAAGATAGATGCATTGGGTTTGAGGACCCTCAGCATCCTCCAAGACATACTTGATCAGGTTGGTTGGCAAAGAGAAAAATTGATAGATTACCCACTAGACGACAAAGATGCATTCGCAATCTTAAATGACGAGAAATATGCCGGGATATTTCAGTTCGAAGGTTATGCACTCCAATCTGTTACTCGTCAGATGAAAGTTCATGATTTCGAAGACATTGCTGCTATAACTGCACTGGCGCGTCCTGGACCGCTTAACTCTGGAGGGACAACAGAATACATAAAGAGACACACTGGCGCTGAGAAAACAGAATATCTCCACCCACTAACAAAAGACATAACAGAGGTTACGAATGGTGTTGTTGTTTATCAAGAGCAAGTGATGCAAATTGGTAGGGATGTCGGTAAGTTGTCTTGGGAAGATGTTTCTCAGTTGCGCAAAGCAATGAGCAAATCTTTAGGTCAAGAATTCTTTGATAAGTATTTTGAGAAATTTAAAATCGGAGCAGAAGAGAATGGAATCGAAGAAAGCGAAGCGAGGTACATTTGGGATCACATCAATACAATGGGGAGTTGGGCGTTTAATAGAAGTCATGCTGTCAGTTATGGCATGCTGTCTTATTGGTGTTGTGTTCTTAAGTATCAGTTTCCTCTGGAGTTTGCTGCAGCTTGTCTCAGAAATGTCAAAGACGATTCGCAAGGCGTTAAACTTCTCCGGGAAGTGGTCAAAGAGGGAATGTCATACAAACCATTCGACAAATTCAGATCGCTCGAAAACTGGTCGGTTCAAGATAGTGAATTGATTGGCGGTCTTATTGGAATAAAAGGCATCGGTCCAAAAATGTCAGAGGACATCATCCGTCGTAGGAAGATGGGAGAGCCTTTGACACCTCGTCAAGAGAAGTTGCTCGACAATGGGTCAACACCATATGATGATATATTTGAGTGCGAGCGCCGATGGGGACACATAAAAGAAAATCCGAAAGCCCACAACATCGTTTCCGACATTACTGACATCGTTGATCTAGATGGCGACAGCCCTGGAACATTTGTCTTCTTCGGCAAGCTGATAGAGAAAAACCTGCGTGACATGAATGAGGTTGTGAACTTAGCCAAGCGTGGTGGCCGAAGAGTTGATAACAACAACCTGTGGCTGAACTTGACATTTGAAGATGACACAGCTCCGATAATATGCACGATTGACAGGTTTAAATATAACAAAATGGGGAAGCCGATTGTCGAGCAATCTCGTGAGGGGGATTGGTTTCTTGTCAAAGGTCAGATCAAAAAAGGCTTCAGAAAAATTTATGTTAACAATATAAGAAAACTGACTTCATAGTAAACCATTGATATACAACGAAAAGAAAATACTTTACTTTTTATCAAATATAAAAGATAATAATCATATCAGCAAGGGGCTGATACACTGAGAAAGGAAAAATACGATGGCTACAGAGTTCAAATTTCGTCCCCCGAAAACTTACGCGACAGAAGACAATGCCCGCAAGGCAATCAACAAATTGATAGATTTAATTGCCCCTGAGCATAGCAAATCGATACGGTTCATGATCGTTGAATCTGACTCGCGGTATGCCCCTGTCGTAATTCATTCCAATGGACATGCCGGACATTTCTGTGGTCACGGATTCACTGTCACAGGGTATTAAACTTTCAAACCTCAACCTCAGCCCCGCTCCAGAAATGGTCGGGGCTTTCGGGGTAGAAACTGAGAAAGGGAATATGAAATGAGAAACGAAAATCTTAGGACAAGTCGGTCATCTGCCAGAAATTTTCTTATTCAGGAGTCTGTGTTCTTGGGCTTCAATGATTACATGGATGGCATCTGGGGTGAGGACTACGAGACCAAGCCAATGTACTGGCAGGTGTCTTATGAGTGGGGTCGTCAAATTGCTGGGTTTGTTCAGGCAAAGGGTATTGATGTTGCCTGGGATAAAATGGATCGCATTCCGAGGAAGCTTACCCATGCGACGCTGGGGGCAACCATGCTCGGTTACATTCTTAATTCATAAGCAAGTCACTGATATTGCTCGGAAAGAAAATACTTTACTTTCCGAGCGATATAAACGATAATAACAAAGTCAACTGAGAAAGGAATTTTTGACATGGCATATGATCCTCAATTCGCAGATGGTAAAGTTTCCGAAGCTCGTTACGACAAGGCAGTCGCAGAGCACATCAAAGCCAATGCACGCAAAGGTGCATTCAAACGCTGGATTTCAGAGGCTCCGGATCACCAAGAACTTAACAACTGGCTGAATGCGTGTGGTGAATATTTTCCGAAAAGTCTCCAAGAGCATCCGCTTCGCGTCGGGATGTATGACGGGAGCTTCGGGGATTTATTGGCTGACCTTGCGGTGAGTTTGAGAGACCATGGAAAACTTTCTCCCAAGCAGACAGACATCGTCCGCAAGTCTCTGGCACGTGCCAAAGAGCGCCTCGCAACAAAAGCGGAGCGTGAAGCTCAGTGGAAAGCTGAGGCAGCTAATCTGCCCCCAGTCCCTGAGACAGATGAGCGCATCGATATTGTCGCAGAGATCCTGAGCACAAAAGAAGTTGAAGGGATGTATGGCTGGCAGACGAAGGCTCTGTACAAAACCGATGCTGGCTACAAGCTCTGGGGTTCTGTCCCGAGCAAAATCAGCGAAGCCAAGAAAGGCGACCGCGTCCAATTCAGCGCCAAGGTTTCTCGCAGCGACGATGACCCATCATTCGGTTTCATCAGTCGTCCAACAAAAGCAAAAATAATTCTGCGGAAGGAGGATTGATAAGCTCGCCCGAGGACTGGCAACAGGCAGTAATGGCCATCATGTCTTCCCTCCCAGTCTAAGGGTCGGCTGGGAGGCTCGGTGTTATGCGATCCGAGATAGGTGGTGGTGACGGGAAGGGTGGATGAAAGCACATGGACCGGATAACGTGTGTTAGTAAAGTAGGGTGAGCTTATCAATGTCAAAAATGATAATAGAAAAGGCTAAAGGAAGATACTGCTACGCCAACGTAAAATTGACATCTGAGGCAACGCAGTATCTTTCAACTCTTCCTGGGTTCAGCAAATGGGTTGGCCGTAAAATGATGTTCGCTCCCACAGGGGCAAACATAAAACACATCCAAAAGCACTGGCCGGACGCCGAGTGGGATGATCAGTCAAAGCCAATCCTTGAAGAATATATCAAGTCTCTCAAAGCTGCCGACGACAAGATAAAATTTTCGGTTCCTGAGAATGATGACTTCATGTTCGAGACCAAGCCATTCGACCATCAGCGCAAAGCATTCTACATGTCACGCGACAAAAAGAACTTTGCCCTTTTGATGGAGCAAGGCACAGGCAAGACAAAAGTTATCATTGACAATGCAGCTTACTTATATGCCAACAACAAAATAACTGCCCTTGTTGTCATTGCCCCGAATGGTGTTCACAGGAACTGGCTCAATAACGAGGTTCCTTTCCATCTCCCGGAGTGGTGTCATCGCAGGACAGCATATTATTATTCTGGCATGAAGAAACAAGACCTAGAGAACTGGAGTCATGTCCAATCGTCCGATGACAGCTTGAAAATATTTGCTTTTAATGTCGAAGCATTTGTCTCCAAAAAAGCCCAAGCAATGATGCAATCTATCATGAGGACAGAAGATGTCATGCTTGTTGTTGACGAGAGCTCAAGGATAAAAAGACCCGGAGCAAAACGAACAAAGTTCATAACAAAAGTTGGCAAGCAAGCAAAGTACCGCAGGATCCTTACAGGCACCCCTGTTACCAAAGGGCCAGAAGATGTTTACAGCCAATTTGCCTTCCTTGACCCATACATCCTTGGCTATGAGAGCTTCTACTCTTTCCGTGCGAGATACTGCGTTATGGGTGGCTACGAGAATAGGCAGATTATCGCCTATGAAAATGTTGATGAGCTGACAAAAAACATAGAGGGACACTCTTTCCGCATATTGAAGAAAGATTGCTTGGATCTGCCAGACAAAATATACCAGCGTGCTTATGTTGACCTTTCAGAAGCCCAGAGACGCCTGTACAACACAATGAGAGATGATTGGGTTGCCGACTACCAAGAAAACACCATTGAGGCTCCTGAAGCCATTACAAGGCTTCTAAGGATGCAGCAGATAACTTGTGGTTGGTTTCCATCAGAAAATCCTGTTCCAATAGACGACAAAAATCCTAGGATAGAGCTGCTGAAAGAAATCCTCAGCGAGATAGATGGCAAAGCAATAATATGGGCAAGGTTTAGGGCTGATTTAAAACTCATAGAAAGTGAACTTGGAGAGATGTCTGTCTCTTATCACGGTGGCGTTTCAAATGACGATAGGATGAAGGCTGTCGATGCCTTTCAAAACAATCCAAAAATAAAATATTTTATTGGCCAACCCCAAAGTGGCGGCATTGGCCTCACACTAACTGCAGCGAGCTATGCCATTTATTATTCAAACAGCTTTGATCTGGAAGTTAGGTTGCAATCAGAAGACAGGTGTCACCGCATCGGGACAACAAACAACGTAACCTACATAGACATCGAGGCAAACAAGACAATCGACAAAAAAATAATAAAAGCCCTGCGAGACAAGAAGAGTCTGGCAGATATGATAACTCAAGACCCAATGTCAATCTTTATGGAGAGTTGAAATGAGACCTAAAAAATATTCTGATTCATTTATAAGAGAAATGAGGCATCAGAAAAAAACTAAAACTCTGAGGCAAATCGCTGAAGAAAATGGCATGACAATGAACCAGATTTCTTATGTCATATACATCGCTGTGGAAAAAGAAGAAATCCCGGAGCCGCCGGAGTTTTTGTCTTCGCTAGAAATTCATTCAAATGATAAAAAATTTCCAGACCTAAAACCTAGAGATCTGGAAAGGCCAAAAAAGAGATCTTTTCTTGACTGGCTTCTAGGTCGATGAGCGAAAAGAATTTTTGGAACCTGATTCGCAACAATCTTAATCTAAAGATGTACCGGGTTGAGAACAGAGTTGCTGTCGGGATGCCAGATGTTCATTATGTCTCTAAAAATTCCTCTGGATGGATAGAGCTAAAATACATTCCCGAGATGGCAAAGAAGGGGAAAGTTAAAACAGGCGTACGCAAGGCCCAAGCAATGTGGCATGATTCTTATTGCAAACATGGCGGGACGAGCTGGCTTCTTTTTCGCATTGAACGCAAAGGAATTGTCCTTGTTGATGGAAGCATTTGCAAAACAATGTCAAAAGGCAAAACTGTCTGCAATCTTGTTGAAATCTGCTCATGGTCAAAGATGGGCAATATGAATGATGATGACTGGGATGAATTGAGGAGTGTTATAGATGGAACGAAAACTGAAGATGATTATGCAAGCATCGGAATTGGCAAATGATCCTTGGTTCAAGAATTATTGGCGGGATCTTGCTGATTGGCTTGTTGACAGGCATGAGTCCAAAACCGGAGAGCCTTTGGTCGCGGAAAGTTATGACCTGCAAAAACGCAGAGTGCTCCACTGATATCATCACATGGCTATCTAATCAAGGAGCGCAAACTGAAGAGGGAAAGAAAATAGAGAAAACTCGGCATTTCTGCAAAACGCCAGAAAGCTGGTCTCCAATTTTAAAATCAATGGTTGCCAAAGATGGCATGCACAATCAAATTCTCCTGAAACAAATTGTTTCTGGGAATTGCTTTGAGCTGTCATTCAACAAGAAGGCAGTGATATTTGAAGTTTCTCTTCAGGGCAAAGGATGGCATGTGCGCAGGGCACAATGGCTCTATGATCAGCCCGAAAGGATGTATCAGGGTTACATAGAGAACTAGACTATTGGCTAGGGGTAGTTGCGCCAATAATTTTTTTCTGAGCTGATGGGCTTAGACCACCAACAAGAGATTTGACTATTCTCGGAGTCTCTTCTCTTTGTATGTCGCCAGCTGTTGTTGTCGTTGATCCCTGTACAGTTCCTGAGATCAAGCCATCAACAATTTCATTGTACTTTGATGACAGCTGAGAAAAAGCATTTTTGTTTCTCAAAACTCTACTCAAAACTTCCGGATCTTCTTCTATGAGCATTTTTGCAACACGTGTGAGTTGCTCCGGAGATAAATTTTCTGCTTTTCTCCCAGCAAAGTCCCTAATTATTCTGAACGCAGCACCGGGTGCTCTCAATGGTGATGTAACCATTTCAACGAGATTCGCAATTGTGCTCAATGAGCCAATCTTTTCCGCAGCTGCTTGGGTTTTTTGAGTCGGAGATCCACCAAGGACTGCATTGCGAGTTTGCATTGCTGCATCAGCAAGATTTATTTTTTTGACAGCTTCATCAAGGGAGTCACCGGGATATATCGTATTCAGGATAATCTCATTCTTTCTTCCCGGTTTGTTCATCTCTCCAAAAAGAGTTGTTATATTCCTAGCTTGAGCCTGATTTCTTAGTGAACTTGCATAACCCATTCGGAAAGCAGCAACAGCATCCTCATCACCTTTCGCAACTAGATTTGCGAAGTCTACTTGAACTTGGTCTGCCTGTTTTGTAAGTATCTTACTACCTTGATCGAAAGCATCAGCTGAAGCATTTATCGCTGCCCAATTAGCACGAGTCTTTTGAAGATCCGGGGAAACATCATCAAGAACTTGCCTTATGCCAGTTTCTAAATCCCCAATTGCATCTGCCAATGCACCTTTGCCAGCTTTGTAAGCTGCAGTTTCTCCATCTTTTAGAGCACGCCTTATTATTTCACCTGTCTCTAAATCAACATCTCTAGTCAATTCAGCAATGCCTGTTTTTTTATTTATTTTGAATAGATTTGGCTGACCAGATGCTGCCATCAAATCCTTTATAGGTTGTCTTAAGCTTTTTTGATTAGTTAAAATTTCAGAAGCTGCTTCATTAAGCTCTTCTGATGGCCTTATTCCACGAGCAAATATTTCGTCGTAGGCTTTACCCTCATCAGCTTTGAGATCTTTTATGCCTTTGCCGAAATATTTCAATATGTTCCCAGACCCACCAACTTTAACTAATCCTGCTCCTGTGCCAACCATTTCACCGGATTCTGGAACTCTTACGCCACCTTCTCCAGCAGTCACCAAAGGCTTTGGTGTCAAACCTTCTTGAAGAGTTGACATTGCTTCTTCTGGCTTTTCCGTTGCACGACGGCGCAGAGCTGTGCTGATTTCTTCTCGCCCTTCTCCAGCAGCATTATAAATTGCTTTCAAAGAGTCCCTGACAGACTCAGACATTTCAGCAATTGTTTCGCCCGCAGCAGATCGACGGATTATCTCGTCAACGCTGAGTCCGCTCTCATCAATGACTCTATTCAACTCAGCTGTTTCTTTTTCGCCGAGTCTGTTAAAAAGTTTACGGAATGGCATGCCAACCGCGAAATCAGAGACTGCGCCAACAAGTTTTTTGCCCCCAGATCCGACAGCGGTCATTAAAGGTCGAGCAGCTGCCCCTGTTGCTGTTGAAATGAGTGTTCCTGTATCTGTAAGTTGATCTTTGATATCTCCTTCCGCAGCCCCCACGCCAGCAACAAGCCCTTCCGCACCTCCTATGGCAGTTCCTCTAGCTGCTCGTCTCAGGGCTGTCTTTCCTCCACTGACACCAATCTTTGCCAAGTTAGCGAGAACAAGTGGAGTTGAGGCTCCTCCTGTGAAAGCCATTGATACAAGAGAAGGAACAAGAGCACCGCCCAACTCAGCAACCAAAGCCCCTGTTGGATCTTTTTGCCGAGCTTCTTCTAAAATTTTTCTCTCGGCAGCAACAGCCTCATCATAACTTAGGTCTGAGGTCATAGCCTGTAATGCAGCAAATCCTTCATCACTAAAATTGAACAAGAGACCTTGCAAACCAAGTTTGACATTCTCTTCAAGAGAAAGAGATTGCGGCTCTGGCTGCGGTTGCTCAACAGCAATATTTTTTTCCGGATCTTTTTTGCTTATTTCAACAGCAGAATCCAGAATGTCTAATAAAGATTCGCTCATCGTCTAAATCCTGAATTTTTAAATATTTTCTTAACAAGGGGGAGGTTGTATTTTTCGCTTACTTGAACGCCAATTTTTTTCTTTGTGTCAGCATCAATGCTCCCATCAACCACTTTTCCTTCAGGATCAAAATCCGCTCCTGCATTGCTGAGAGCAATTCGAAGATCCTCTGCTGCACGCCTTTCAACATACTGAAGAGGATTCTCTTTCATAAATGGCTGATCTCTATAATCATTAACGAGCTTTGCATAATCGCTTGCTTTTTGAATAGGTCCATTGTCATTCTCCCATTTCAATCTGAATGGGGCAAACTCTTTTGCCTTTTCAAGCTGATGCATACTCAAAAGCAATAGAAGTTTATTACCAGCTTTTGATTTGCCCAAAGTAACATTTTGCGATTGTAAAAATCCAAGTTCTTTGTCAGAAAGAGCACCTTTCATCTTAGAGACAGACTCAAGGACAAGTTTTTGAGCCATAGCTTGGAATGCTTCTGCATTTGCAACTTGATTGATCTCGTCAATGCTCCCAACACCGAAAGAAACAGAAAGCTGTTTCAGAGGGAGGAGCATCTCTTCTTTTATTCCTGTATCAAAATCCGGATTGTCTAAAATTCCAGAGAGGGTTTGTAAAGTTTGAATTGTATCTGAAGATTGACTAGAGGCTGCTAACTGCTCGCTAAATCTCTCTGCCTCTTTTTTCGAAAAAACTTTCCCGAATGCAGCAGCGTCACCGCCAACATTTATGGTCTGACCACCTTTCCGCACTGCTTCATAAGTAGATCGAACTGACCCATCAGCATCAAAAACATTAAATTTATGAAGTTGTTTGCCAGTTGTTGCATCAATTTTTGGAGTGCCATCATCATTTGTAACTGGCCCCATATCAACAGCTTTCGGCACCCCTGTTTTTGGCTTAGAAAGTTTTCCAATTAAGCCAGCACCAAGTTGAGTTGCCGCGAGGGCTTCTTCTCTTTTTTGCTTGGCAATGCCTGTTGCGAAATCAACAGCGGATGATCCAGCGGACCCAGCGGCCCCAAGAGCTGTGGCTCCGGGCTTGCTTGCCCCGGCAGCCATGTCTGTGAAAAATTTGAAAGCAATGAGCCACCTATCATCTTCAGTGAGATAATCGCTCATGGATCTTTTTTGCGGCTGAAGTGCTCTTCCCAGAGCTGCAACTTGTCCGGGATCTCTCATAATGCTTTGAAGTGCTCCTCCTCCGAGTTGGTTCGCATTAGTTCCGGAGGCACCATAACCTTGTAAGGACAGATTAGAAGAAGCATTATTCGCCGGAGCTTTTGGTGGTGTTGCCATAAGAACCTCCTTAGCTCAACAACTTGTAGGCTGATGCCAACGCACCAAGGCCACCCATTGTCTGGCCATATACGCTCGGCGTTTGAATAAATTCACCGCCACGCTGCATCGTGAATTCACGAGTCTCGAATGGCAGACCTTTCAGAGCACCAATTGCAAAATTAAGAGATGTGAACGGATATTCTCTTTGCTCAACGTAATCTCGGTATGCGATCTCCAGCGCCTGTTGGTCCAGGAGCCGCTCTGCCTCGCCAGCCCCTATGAGACCCTGCGCCTCTTGTTGAACAAGCCCCTGCACCTGCGGAGCGAGGCTCTGGACTGCCTCAAGCTCCATCCGTCTGCTTGCCTGATCAAGATCAAAAGCTGATTTTCTTTCCTCCCCGGTAAGCTGGAAAGCTCTCTCAGCGGCTTGCCTGTCTCTTTCATATTGAGAAGCTGCAAATTCAAGCCCCTGCCTACCAGCTTCTGACAGAAGACGACCGCGCTCTCTTGCCTCTCCACGAGTTAGCTCTGCTTGTTCAATCCCAGACCGATCGCCAAATGCCCCTGTTTTACCAGCTTGCAAATCTAAGTCTCTTTTTTCCCTCGCGAAAGTTTCTGAAACATCTGCAAGAGATGGACTGACAGCTGACTGAAATATTGGTGCGAACCTGTCGACATCACTTTGTCCGAATGCATCGAAATTGAAATCTCTCGCTCCGAGTCTCTGCGCTCCGATGTCGGCTGCGACCTCACCAGCTCTTTGAATATAAGGCTGATAGACATCACTTTGCTCCTCAAGAAGCTGAAGACCCCTTTGCTCTCTTCCAGTTAATTTTGATATCGCATCAGGGTCATCAATGTCTTCAAAAGTCGCAATCCTTTGACCTTCGAAAGCTGGAAATTCACTTTCGGCAAGCTCTGCTGCTTGCTGGAAAAGTTTCTGACCACCTTCTGATACCCACTCAGGAATCTCTGTGTCTGTTAAAACTTCTTTAGGGTCTGGAAGAACTTCAACATTTGTTGTGCACAAACCGCCCATTAGCTAGCCTCCGAAAAATAATGTATGCCAGCTTTTCTCAAACCAAGACGTTCATAGAAATTATTTTTTCTTTCTTGGTCTGCACCATACATATGACCTAATTTTATCTTCATTCCATCGCCAAGTTCCATAAACTCTTTTATTAATTCCTTGGCTGCTTTTGTGCTCCGGCTTTCTGGCTCAACATAAAACCAAACATCACCGAGGATAATCTCTTCTGACCACCATTCAGAAGCGTACCCTCCACCAATTGATCCTATTAAATGGCCATCCTTAATTGCAACAACGACAGTGCCTTGATTTATCGCATGCAGGACAACAGAAGAGAATTTTGCTGGTGATATTTCAGAGATGCAAAAATCTACCTCTTTGTGCATCCTGTGCAGGAGGCCACAAATAGGCGAAAAATCAAAAATTGTTGCTTTGCGTATTTGCATTACATCCCTGCCAGAGCACCTTGTTGGGGAGCCTGTTGCTGACCACCAATAGCGTTGATAAGTTCTTCAAGCTCAGGGAGTAGCTTCATAAGAATTTTGGCAGTTTCACCATCAATTGCCCTGTCGAGAGCTTGAAGCTCTTGCGGAGTCAATGATTCAAGGCGTGACAATAAAACAACCTGAATTTCCGGGTCTGCTTGCATCATCATTTGAGATGCTTCAGGACCCATCTCCGTATTAAGAGTTGATTGTCTTGGTTGCATCATCATTTCTTCAGACATCTAAGCCTCCTTGATTTTATAAAGTGCTGACCAGTCTGATTTCTCGCAAAAAAGGCCGACTAGCCAACAACCTTTTTCTCCAAAGTGACGGTAGAATTTACCGAGGTAATCTGGTTTATCGCGCTCGCCATAAATGTAGGCAATCTCATTAACTCTGTGAGTTGCAATGTGACGCCAGAGCTTTACACCTTTGCCCTTGCGCAGTCTGCGCACAACATGAACTGCCCAAGCATGATAGCCTTTGACATGCTGAGGAGAAAGATGCTCGCGAGTGAATTTGTAATCAAGAATTATTTGATTGCGGTCCATGAATCCTTGACGAGCAAGCTCGTTGCAGATTACTCTGCCGCCAACAACGCTTGCGATTGTCCCACCAATGAAGCCACCAACAGGACCACCAATAGCTGTCCCGATGGCTGTGCCTACAGTTGATATTGCAGCTTGCTTCGCAGCTTGTTTCGGGCTTTGCCCCATCAAAAGATTTACACCCATGCTGATTCCGAAGTTCAGACCAACCTGTCCCAAGCTTGGTGTGTAACTTGTTGTTGCCTTATCAAAGAAGCCCCCAGCTTCAAACATACCGGGATCAGGAGCTGCGCTGGCACTTGCAACAATTGATGGATCTTTTGCAGCCAGTACAGCTTCATTGAATTGAGGTGTGTTGACTTTCATAAACCCAGAATTGCCGGGGACAGCGGAACCCATAAGATCCGATTTAGCACCTTGAAGTGTTTTGAATGCTTTAGTAGTTACCAGGGTTTGGTTGGGTGCTAGGCCAGCAGCTTTTGCTAACGTAGGATTAGTAAAAGAAGATGGACCCCCAGCAAATTCTGGAAGGTAACTTTTTGCAGCCGGACCAAGTTGACCTGCAAAATCAGCACTGCCTGCAACATTTGAGAAGTCTCTTCCGATTCCTGTGAAGGCTTGCCCGGCGGCTTGCCCGGCAGCTTCTGCAGCTTGCAATCCAGCCCTTGAAACAACAGCTCCAGCAGCAAAACCGCCAGCTTGAGCAAGAGCGTCTCTCACCGAGGTATCAACTCCTTGCGCCGCCAGCTCCTGATTCGAAGCAGAGCCTATAAAATTAGCAGCCTCTCGGTCAAATTGATTTGAAGGATCAAAAGTAGCTTCTCCAGACTGAATTCTTTTTGCCCATTGAAACATTGGCATTGCCGCAGTTCCATAGAGCTTTTGAAGCTCCCCAGTGGCAAGTCCAGGGTCTTGAGATTGAACTTGGAAAACAGGCATTACACCAGCATCAGTTTCTTCTGCTGGCACTCCTGTTATCGATTGTGTTGTTGAAATGTTTTCAAGTGCCATTAGCCTATAATCCCCCGTGCTCTTAGGTCAGTCAGAAGCGTCCCAAGAACATCTGCCAACTCTGCGGTTGAAGTGGAATCTGCATCATAGGTTCGGTCTGTGGTGACGTTGGTGACAGTATATCTCTCTGATGATGCAGAAAGATTTGTTGATGATATATTTTGCTCAAGTTGGCGCGTGAGCTGATTAGCCCATCTTTGATCATATGAACTTGGTGGAGAAGGCAATCTTCCCTGTCTAATCGTCATCGCTGTCCATCCGGTCTTAAATTATATCTAAATGTGCCAAGCTCCCAATTGTCACCCTGATCAGAGCTAGATATACGAACTTTCATCTGTCGACCTTTGGCTCTTGTGCTTACTTTAGTTGTAGTTGATGAAATAGTAAACGGCCCTTTGCTAACCTCAGAATTGTCTTGTGGGTATTTTTTAGATTTTAAAGTTAAATCAACAGAACCAGTTATTGATCCTGCTGGTATTACTTTGTCAATCATGAACAGGTTTGTTCCATCTGGGGCTTGCTGGGAATCAAACTCTATGGCTGAACTTTCGATGAATGATGTCATTGCAGATCCATCATCATCTGTGCCAGTTTCATGTTTATATAAACTGCCATCTTTGTCTATGGCATAAGGAACAAGCCGAACACCAAACTGATCGTGCCAAGCTCCTCTTTGCAAAGAGCCGATTGTCCAGACACCAGACTCAAAGTTATAACTTACATATTTGTCTGGCTCATCATCTGTAGCATCATTTGAGCAGTAGAACCAAATAACTTCTTGGAACTTTCTAATCAAAGAGCCGAAAATTTTCTGTTGCTGCTGCTGATTTAGATCATCAAAAACAAAATATTGAACTGAGCAGGGAAGCTCTTTGACCTGACCATCGTAAACGAAAAAGTTGCTTTTGCCCATCCAGTAAACAACGCCACTTTCGTTGACCATAGAATTTTGAGATATTGGGCCGCAACCTGTCCCGAGCAGCCGGAAGGAGAATATAAACGGCGCACCAACGAATTGCATTTCATACATTGCTTCATCAGTGCCGATAAATGTTGCTTCACGAGTCGGAACAGCGGCCATTATTTTAGTGCCAACTTGAAGCCTTTGTGATCCTGCAGAATTTGTTGCTGATGCTGTAAACTCTGCATAATCTCCTTGGTCAGAGAACCTGACAAGCATAGGGTCTTGGGCTGATGTGCTTGTATCAGTTGCACCCATTGCAAGAAGATGCCTGTCCGGGAAAGATACTGTTGTGAATCTTGATTTTGCAATCTCTGCTTCGTTGATTACAGTTGCTCTTGTTGATACACCAGAACTCGCATCCCAAACATAAGTTCCAAAGTTGTGAACTGTCGCGATAAGATCTTCTCCCCAGAGGTCAAAACTCCACTGGGAAAGTTCAAGAGTAACATTTGACGTTGAGCGAGCTGTTCCCCAAGTACTTCCTCCCCATGTTCCTGTACCCCAACCCAGAGCAAGAGCAGATGATGATTCAAGCATTCCCTCATCTTTGCCAATCAAATAAGATGCAACAACAGAGCTTCCTCCACCAGCTCCTGATCCAGAAGCAGTTGCAGAGTCAACAACAGTATATGAATTGTTATCAACTTTTGTTAGCTCATAGGCTCCGGACAAAGTTACTCCATTGACAGCAGCTGCACCGCTAAAAGAAACAATCTCACCAGTCGTTGCTCCATGACTTGTGTGGGTGACTGTTACAGTTGAAGATCCACTAGAAGTCGTTATGGGATTTGCCCCGAGAGTTGCCGATGTTCTGAGAGGTGTTATATCATAATACTGCCCACCAAGGAGTATTAGGAGCTGCTTCTCTGATCCCAGAGCTGTTACATCTGTCCCATCAATTAAACGCCAGTTTGTTAAAGCTCTTACTTTCCCAGCGGAAAGATTTGTGCTTGATGTTGCAGTTGTTGGAGTTGTACTTTCTTTTTCCCAACCGCCAATCTTTTGAGGAAGACCATTAACAAACCTTATTTTGTCACCATCAACCCAAAATGGTCCTATGCGAGCAGCGGTATACTCATCAATGTCAGTGACAATTCCGGGCTTTACATTGAGTGCTTGAAGAGGCATTAACCGCAACTCCTAACTTCTTCAACAAGTCGCTTTGCTCTGTTTGGAACTTGATTGTACCACTTGCTATCAACCATTTGATTGGCAGCTTCATTCCAATCTTTTTCATTCATAGCTTTTATCATTTTCTTAAAACCGGAGAGGCGAGGGTATCCCAAGTTGAACATCATGTTTACGACGACAAGTTGCACTTTTTCTGGCAGCTCGTTAAAATCATCAAAAAGTTTAGAACACTCTTCTATCGCTGATTGGGTATCTTTGGCAAAACACTCATCGACTCTTTCTTTTGAAATCGGAGATCCAACAGGAATATCTTTTTCCTCATCATTGTCTTTGACAAGATGACCGATTCCAAAAGTTGGCAAGCCTAAGTGATCAAGGTATATCTCGTAAACACAACCTTCATCTTCAATCAATTGATTCTGCAGCTTTTGAAGATCCATTTATTTTGAAACACCTTTATATTTCTCGAATGTTCTCAATCCACCCAAACCAAGCATCCCCATCAAAACAGGCATGATTTCATTAAGATCAAGAGCTGGCAGCTCCATTAGATGCCCCATTTGCGCCAAGATAAATATCAGCACTGGCTGCAAAACGTAATTATAAGCAAGGGCAACACCACAAGTCCAGCCAATGAAAGGTCTCCAGCCAGCAACAAAAACAGACCTGTGTGCTGCTTCTTGTTTGTTTATACCGAGCTGGGCAACATCTATTTTTGCGAGATGCTCCATCAGGCTAGCTTTTATTTGACGCTCGGCTTCAGCTTTTTTCTGTTTGTCTTCTGGCAGGAATCTACCTATGACATCAGTAACTGCTGGTAAAACAGCTGGCAAGAGTGCATTTATCATTATTTGTGTACCTCTGGGTGTTTACCATTATGCATATTTCTTAATCTATTTAATTCAACCTCACAATTTCCCAAACGTGTTTCCATGCTCGCGAGAGATCTGTGCAGTGTTTCTCTGGCATCAGGAGAAAGCATTTTTGACAAAACATCAACCCTCTGGCCAGTTAGCTCTGTGTGATCCACTCTTTTGTCCATAACACGCAACCTAGACTCTATATCTTTAAGCTGTTCATTTATTATTTTAAGCTGCATCTTGGCAACAGCTGCTGCTCCCGCAACACTTACAAGCATTCCAGCAAGCGTAACAATAAGCCTTATATCTATAGATCCATCCATGAGCTAAAGTTTCCAAAGCATCCCAGCCATCAAAACTATTAAAGCTCCAGCAGAGCCTATAAGTATCATCTCAAGTCTTTTTATCCTCTCAATCGTCTCTTTCCATCTCTCAGCACAAACCGCTTCATGCGTGTTCAGCTTTGCTTCAACATCTTTAGCTGTAGCCATCAAGAGTTCCTAGGATTCTCAGGCCAATCATGAAATTCTGAGGCTTTTTTTCCAGAATCCCTCATCTCCTCTGTAAATTCTGTCATAGCCTCAAGCCCTGCAACATCTGATTTACTGTCGATTGCAGTTTCAAGTGCAGCAGCTTTCACCCTCAAATCCGTGCGCCACTTCGCGAGGTCTGCTGGCTTGGCAGTGCCATTGTCTTGCTCCCGGATTACAATCCAATCAGTTTGCTCAAGATAACTAGCAAGCGTCCTTGAAACTGATTCCTTCATTGTTGCCTTTATCTTTGCAACATCTCTTGCGGATTGAGTTCTTTTGACAACAACTCTACTTTCTTCAACTGCTGGTGCAGCCTCAGAAGAAGTATAGAACATGTTTTCTATATAGCTGCCTTCGTAAACGTAAGGGACAATGCCTATAGCTTTGCGCTCATCATCCGTCCAAGAGGAGCCAAAGATTGCCTTGGGATGAACAACCCCATTTACAGTAACGGATTTGGGCTGAGAAATTACCTCAACCAACTTATTACCCATAATCCTTGCCCACATAATATTCTCCTATCTTCCGTAGATCGGTGGTAGCGTACCATTACCACCTATGTCTGCCATAGCCATATATAGAATAGTATTACCGCTACCATTAGGTGCGCTATCGCCACTCAGTGGGCGAAAGCCTTCAGCTAACAAATCAATATCATAATCACTTCCACTCG